GGCGGCTCGTGTAGTGCTGCCCGCTGCGCTGCAAGGACTTGACCGACAACAGATGACCGCCGCCATCAAGAGCGCACCGCTTGGGAGGGTAGACCGGAAGATAGCCTTACTGCGGTACGTTGAGCGGCTTCCTCTGCCGGACATTGCAGCACAGACACATTACAGCCGGACGGCGATAGGCTACAGGCTGAAAGGCATTGAAAAAATGCTGGATGTGTGATATAATATAAACGTGCTAAGTGCCTTTAGAATTATATCTTACTTAGAGGTTTAGTTCTATATGGCTCAGTCTACAGCGTAATCCTGATTGGTTCCAGCCATCACGGTTACGCTGTTTTCTTTTTGCACGGATTGTGGTATAATAATCTCAACAAATCCTCCCGGCCTCTCGAAGAAGCGCATTAGGGTGGATGTCTGAACCCATCAAGCCTCTCAACGATGCGTATCATGGTGGGTCTTTTAAGATGATACAGTCTCCCGCCCGCCTACTAACAGTGCGTACCATGCGGGAGACGATTTTATATAGTTATTGGCTATACTTTGAAAGGAGGCATGGTTATGACTTACAGCGCACTTGAAGTTGCACGATATATCATTCACCACGAAGCACAACAGGGGCGGACGGTCAGCAATCTGAGATTGCAAAAGCTACTCTATTTTGTGCAGGCACAGTTTGCTGTGAATGCCAATGACGGCCAGCCATGCTTTAAGGATAGGATGGAAGCGTGGGACTTCGGACCTATTGTTCCTGTGGTTTATCGGGAATATAAGTATTACGGCAGTGCTGTGATTCCCTATGATAACTGCGCTCAGGCTTCTATTTCTGCGAGAGATGCGATGCTGATTGACGCAATGCTCGATTACTGCGCAAAGTATTCAACGACTGCGCTGGTTTAGGATAACTCATGCACAAGCTCCGTGGAAAGACGCTTACAGAAACGGATTTAACAATGAGATTACTCGGGAAGCGATTCGGTCATATTTCAGGAGATCGTAAAAGATGGGACTGCTTGAAAATCGGCGAAAGAGATTTCAGAAGAAAGAAGAAAAGTCCTTAACCCCAAAGAACGATATGGGAACTTCGCCGGAATTTATGAATTATGGCAAATAAAATATATCACTTTTTGTCCCGTGTTTTGTTTGCTTTGATTATTTTTGGGGCGACATCAAGCGTTCTAAAAACCGTCCTTTCGTTTTGGCATAGTGCATTTATAGGCGTGGTTTTATCGGTATATGTGTCTTTGCATTATGTGCCATACGATTTATAACTTAAAAGGCTACGGCCTTTGTAGAGAGCGGCATTGCCTGCGGGCAGTTCCGCTCTTGATTTTTTTCCTTATTTGCACTAGTTTTGTCGAAGCCCTTGCCTTGCAAGCCGAAACGTGATATTTTAGTTTTGCTTCCAATGCGAAGTCCTTTAATAGTTGAGCGCTCATGCGGATTTTTCCGTGTGGGCGCTTTTCTTTTTTTGTCCTTCGTTGTACCTTCGTTGTCCTTCACTTTTTGTTGATGCACTACACTGGTCACATCAGGAGGGATGTATTATGAGCTATTATCCGACACCCGGGGCGCCCTACGTTCCGCAGCAGCCTGTCAATCCTTACGGCGGCATGGGCACGGTAGGGCTTGCCACTTCCCTGCCAAACACGCAGATGCCCTTGTAATATTGAGTGTCAGTATTGTACTTTTCAGCCGGTTTTGCTTTACGTTTTGCTACCTCTGCGTTTATTTTGGCTTGTTCCTCTTTGCTTCTGTGCTTGTGTGGCTTGTATGTGCGCATAATCTTTTCCTCATTCCCAAAGTGTTGATTTTGACCTCATGTCAAACAAATCTTGCGGAGTGATTACAAGGCTCTTGTCGAGTTCTACCACACTGACAATGGAAAACTTGCCTGGAACTTCTCTCTCAATTCTTGCTTTTGCTTCCTCTTTGCTGTTCGCAAACAAGACGAACGGTGCTTGGAAGTGTCTGCACTTTACGTCATCATCGTACTGGATTTTGACCCAATAAAAGTTTTCGCCCCCTACTTCTTTCGGTGTTAAGTATTTTTTGACACTTGAGACATCGTAAGTGCAATACCCGATACACTGCGGGTTTCCGTATTTCTCCATAAAATTGTCGTTCCCAATACGAGTTGCCAAAACCATGTGAACGTCTTTCCAACCAACACGGTCATCATTGACCGGTTTATCGTCCATAACAATATCATCAGGGTCTATCACTTTCTTGCCAACCGCCAAATTCCAATTATTTGCAATATAATGTGTCATCTGATACCAGTTGTCAAATGTTTTTACTTCTTTCATGGCATCTTCCAAAGAACCACGATGAGGTCTATAAACAATCATACGTCAATCCTCCGAGAAATCCTCTTCATTCATAACTTGATTTACAATTCGTTCTGTACATTCTTTGATAACCGTAGATGCAGGGACATTATCTTCATAAGCTATGTTTTCATATTGCACTCCTGCATATTCAAAGAACCTTTTAGAAAGTATTTCTGCATCCGCACGGCACAACGGCTTTAATTCGTATTGCAACGGAAATCTTCTTATAAGTGCAGGGTCAAGCCTATCAAATCGGTTTGTCGTTCCGATAATAATGACATTGTTCGGCAATCTATCCATTTCCTGCATAATCGCAATAACCACACGGTTCATTTCTCCAACGTCATCTTTTTGCCCACGAGCCATTCCGACCGCATCTATTTCATCAAAACAAAGAACGCAAGGAGCAGTTCTTACATAATCAAAAATTCTTGCGAGGTTAGATTGTGTTTGCCCCAAGTGCGAATCAACTAGACTTGAAAATTGAATCCTTAAAAACGGAAGTTTTGCTTTATGCGCAATATACCTAGCCAACATGGTTTTTCCGCATCCGCTTTGCCCATAAAGCATCAATGCTGGCAAATAAGGAATTCCCATTTCGTTCAATTTTTCAGATGCTCGATAAATAGCAACGATTTTCTGCGTTATACTTTTTTCTTCGTTCCTAAGAAGGAATCTTGCTTCTGGAAATTCTTCCGTATCCTCTGCGATCAAAAGATGCTGTAAGTTATATGGCAATTCAATAAATTCTCTTTTGCTTTCCAACTTGCGAAACATATTTTCTTTGAACTGCTCATCTTTTTTGGATGATATAGAATTCAAAATGATTTTAACGGCTTTTTGCGCGTTTCGCATATCGCCATCGCAAACAAATCGAATAAGGCGTCGCTCGCTATCATTCATCTAAGAAATCCTCCAATTCAATCTTCCCCTCTGCCGCCGCAACCGCCAGAGCGTACACGAACTGTCCAATCGTCATTCCGTGCCGTCTGGCTTCACGGTTGATGTACTTACGTTCTTCCTCGCTCATAAGGATGGTAATGCGCTTTGAACGCTTGCCATCACCGCTTGCAACGCCCTGATGCGATTCCGGCATCGGGATTTTTTTCTTTGTCAAGCCAGCTTCGGCTAGTGCACCTGGAACATCGCCTTGTTCGATAAGACGTTGAACTTCCTTTGCCTGTTTTAGTTTCTTTGGCTTACTTTCGCTTACTACGGCTTTGTTTGGCTGTGTTTCGCAGTTTTCGGCTTGCTTAGGCTTAATATTGCTTAATAGTGCTTCATTAGGCTGTACATGGCTGTCTGCGGCTTCACTAGGCTTAATTGATTCTCGTTCGGCTTTGTTCGGCTTTGCTTGGCTTACTTCTTCTTCCTTTGGCTCGCTTCGGCTTAATGTCTGCTCCGAAAAAATAGGCTGAAAATCAAACCCGCCAAGCAAGCCTGAGGATTTTTTGCTGGTTGATTTCATTCTTCTACAGCCTCCATTCGCGCTCCACAATTAGGGCAGAAATTGATTGCCCACATAAAATTTTTCCTAAACTTCGCCATGCAGTTTGAGCAACCAATACCGTCCACTTTTACTCGTACGCCGCCGTTGTCTAAGTCCATATAGCTGTAATTTGCTTGTTCCCAATGTGCAATTGGACGCACAACATTTTCAGTTTTCTTTTTAGCCATTTTTATTTTCCCTCCGCAATCATCTGCGCCAACGCCTTAAAGTCCTCTGCACTGGTGCTCTTCGCCGTGTCACCGCTAAACAGGCTGTGCCGTTCTGCCTGCGCCTTACGAACGCCCATAGACGGTCTAATCTTCACATCCAGCAGGGTTGTGCCCATGTTCTGTGCAATCACAGGAAGCTGCTCCACGACCTCTTTGGACAGGTTCTCCCTGCTTTTGTACTGGTTCAGAAGCAGACCTTCAATCTTCAAAGTCGGATTGAAGTATCTGCGAACATCGCCGATAGTCTGAGAAAGCTGGCTCAGACCAGCCAGTGCGTATCGGTCTGCTGTGATGGGCACGATGATGCTGTTGGCGGCGATCAGCGCGTTCACAAGCGCAAGACCGAGCTGCGGGGGAGTGTCCAGCACAATGTAATCATACTGCTCAGACACGCTTTCAAGGGCTTCTCGCAGCCGGAAGTTCTTGCCCATGTCCCGGACAAGCTGCTCGTCAATGTCCTTCAGTGCGTTGTCGGACGGAAGAATGTCGCCAGCTTCACAGTTCTGGATTCCTTCTTCGACCGTGCCTTGCCGTGTCATCACGTCAAACAGGGTGCATACGTCCTCTGTCTGTGCGCCGTAGGTGTCCGTTGCGTTACACTGGGCATCGCAGTCCACCAGCAGAACTTTCTTGCCAAGCAACTGCAACGCACCAGCCAGACAGGTGCTTGTTGTGGTCTTTCCTGTACCGCCCTTCTGGTTGGCGACCGCTATGATTTTTGCCATTTTATCACTCTTTCTTAATACGGATATTTTAATTTTCCGTTTACTATCATTTTGCAAATGCAGTTCCTGTCACATTCGCATCTTCCACACCACCCGATGTTAAAAGCATCGTCTTTGCTATATGCTTCATCGAACACACAGGTTTCAGCAAGTTCTTTGTATTTGTCTTTCAAATTTTGCTCCTTTCTGATTTATTTTCTTTACTCAATGCGTTCATTCTGCCGTATGTGCTGCATCTGACTACTTTTGCAACGCTTCAATGGAATAGAACGCTGGCATATACTTGTCCACAACGCCAGCCTTGTCCACGCTTCTAATCAGATAACCAACAGGTCTGTCCGGGAACGGAGACCTATCCAAAGACAAGATGTCACTGTATGCAGCTTTCACCGTATCGTAGACCGCTTCTCTGCGTCTTGGTAGCTTGATTTCAGGATGCTCTTTTTTCATCCACTTCTCAACTACCTTCGCCACGTCAATGCAGTCTTGCTTTTCCAGTTCGTCACATACAGACCAGTCGAAATCCTCATATCCGCTTCTGCGGGGCTTTCTCGCGGCTTTTTGAGGTTCGACCGGTACTTCGCTTGCCTGTGCTTCAATCAACGTCTCAGATGCTTTAATTTTTGGCTTAAACTTGACTGCCACGGCCTTTCTCGCTACAAGAACCGGTTCGTAGGCCACAACAATGTCAGACACAGCGTTAATTTCATCCACCGCAACGTCAAGCACTCGCTTGCGAAGGTTCTTATAAACATCGTAGCTGGCTTCCATTGCGCCAAGCTGCTCTCTCAGCTTCTTCAAACTGATTTCATGTGGCTTACTGTCCATGTTCAGCCAATCCCGAAGAATCGAATAGAGCAAGATGCTGTACTGTGACTTCATTCGTGACGTGTAACGCAGCCGATACCGAACATATCCGCTTTCAGCAATGTCAAAAAAGATGGAGCGAAGGTCTGGGTTGCAGGTAATTGCCACAACGTAAGACCTTGTTTCGGGCACATAGTCCAGTTTTGCCCTCGTAAACAAGACAAAACTTTCAAACGTGCCTTTCTCCTTGTCAATTGGAATCGACACCGTATTGCCAAGAAAGTGCTTGATCTGCGGCTCAATTCTTCTTGCATCAAGGCTTTTCAGCCCAAGAAGCTCCCTATATTCCGCCAAAGTGAACTCCACACGGCTACTGCTTGGGTCTCTCGGATTTATTCTTGATAGGTAAACCTCTAGCAAACGAAGTTCTCCTGCGGTGTAATCCCTGAACTTCGCCCACACAAGGGACTTGCTTTTTTCGACAAGGTTGTTGTCTGATATTTTTGGCATCTGCTCACTTCCTTTAATGGTCTGAAAACAGTATATCACAAGTAGGGGGACGTGTCAACAATTTTCGTCCCCCATGACTTGTCTTTTTGTCCCCCGTGCCCTCGTCATTTTGTCCCCAATGACTTGTCAAAACGTCCCCCATGCTTTGTCATTTCGTCCCCCATCTACATATTATATATTAAACAAGAAATAAACAAGAGGTTAAATATCATCGTTAAATAGTCGATGACGATAATTTTCAACAATTTCTTTATTTTTCCATTCCGGTTTGTGGATAACTGAACTCTGCATTTGCTAAATAAGACCGTAACCGGAAAGAAGCTGTACATCGTTAGTCACATTAAACGTGGATAAATTGTGGATAGGTGTACAAAAAGTGGATAGAAAGGTATACCTAATCTGCACAATGGGGGACGGATTGACGAGCCTCTCAATCGAAAATAACAAATTGACGCTAATCCGTTATTTATTCCGCGCGAATGTTGTCGATTTACAGCCTATGGGGGACAGATTGACAAGGTGAATTTGCCCGATAGGTGTACAAAAAGTGGATGAACGTGGACAAAATGTTTCTCAAAAACTGCGATAATTCGACAATCAACCAGTTATATTATTGGGATTCACGGTATAAGAATCGTTAGACTTCATAGCAGCTTCCGTTCCGGCGTCCTGTGCCTGATAGAGAATCTCCATCTTTGGGGCTGTTCCGTTCGGGTCTGGGTCTGTTCCGGTAGCCTGTGCCATCTCATAGCTACCAGACACCATCCGGCAGACAGCGACCCTGTCCTTGAGCGGTGTGTGAAGGTTTGCCAGAATCTCCGTCAGCACGCCGATGTGGTCTGAACCGTGATCTCCGTACCGGATGTACAGCAAGGCATCTATCTCGTAGGATGAGCACTCCATCATGGCATCTATGAGAACCTGACGTTTTCTCATATCGGAAAGGTCGTCCCCAAGGTGTTCAAGCAGCCCCGGATGAATGCAAGCGTCCATGTATCGAGCTGCCGATACGCCACAGCAAGTAAACCAGCGCATAGCCATCGGCAGGGAGATAGCTGCCAGACCTTGCTCCCAATTTGCTATCGTACCACGATTCACGCCCATTTTTGCCGCCAGCTTCTGCTGGCTCAAGCCGGAACGCATTCGAGCCATCTCTAATGCTTTGGCTGTTCTTACTAAATATTCATCCATAAATTCTCACCCTTTCAACAAAATCCGACAAAACTGCCGGATTCGACAAGCCAAAAAATGGAAAAAGCTGCTATGGAGAACCAACAGCAGCCTGTGTTATAACTGTACCATCGAAAAAAAACAACGAAACAGGAGATAACAATATGATTATCATTGACGGAATGCCCGCATCTGAACCGAACGAAAACAAAACGCCGAAACCGTGGGAGGGTTAGTGTATGAACCAGATTGACACCATGCTCATTCCCTATGCCCGACAGACCGCCTTAAAGCTGGTTTACAACCTTGCGAACAACGATGCTGATAAGTTTGCTTATGAAGAAGCAAAAAACGTTCTGGAACGCGCCGTGGCCGCCTTGGACGAAGGACGCGACCCGGCAGACAACATCGAACGCATTGACGGACAGCTCGTAGAGCTGTGATTGGAGGAAAGATGGATAGGCGTTGTCCCTTTTGACTTGAACACTCGCGGCTTCCCTGATGTGAAGTGATGGATGTGAAGAAAACGGTTGATTTTTACAAAGTTGTTAAAAATACATTGACTTTACAACTAGAAGATGTATAATCGTATCAAATGAACATCTGAAATTACCGATCGGGAGGATATGCCACAATGAGTGAACAGGAAAGAGCCAAGATTGACCGATTTATTGCATGGCTGCTGGAACATCCTGAAAAGATTCCGGCAGCGGAGCAAGCCCTAGACCTAGAATAACAGAAAATCCCTTGCGCAGAGCTATACCAGCCCGGCACAAGGGATTCTTTTATTTTACCGGGCATGAACGTTACATCTTCTCGATCAGGTTCATCAGAGCTTCACGCTGTTCCTTCGGCATAGATTCAAGTTTTCTTCTAATCCGCTCCACTGCTGCATCGACTTCACTTTGCGGCTGCTGGGGCGGGTTTTCTTTTTGGTCGCCAGTAAGAAGGTAGTCAACCGTAATATCGAAATACTGCGCCAGCTTAACGGCGTTTTGGTTGGTCGGCTTTGCATCGTTCCCTGCACCTGCTTCGGTTCTCCAATAGCTATAAGCAGATTTCGGAACGCCAGCTTCAGTCAAAGCACGAGACGGCTTTACTCCCTTTTGCTCACATAGCCTTACGAAATTGTCAAAAAACACAAAACATACCTCCAGTGTTTGTACAAGATGACAAAGTTCTACCACTTGAACAAAAACACTTGAAAAGTTCTACTACTTGTGCTTTAATAAGGCTACCGGGTTCAATCGGTAGAACAAATTAAAGGCTTTGAACAAATAGAAGAACGTTCGATAATGTTTTTGCTTGACACCATAATATTATCATATTCTTTCAAAAAGTTCAAGTACTAGAACAAGAAAGGAGAAAAAATTTGCTTCCTAAGTGGACAGGCGATGTTGTGGGAACACTTCACGTCAACAACATCGAAATCAGAGAGCTTGCTGCAAAAATAGGATGCGCACCGGAATACTTGGGAAAAATCCTGAACGGTAAGCGTGAGCCTAAAAATGCGGAAGCTAAGGTGAAAGAAGCTCTGGAAGAGCTATTAAAGGAAAGAGAGGAAAAATGAGTGGTATGAAACAGATCATCACTTTAAAGGTAGACCTTGAATGCCCGGAAGAAGCGCACCACGCCATTGACGAGGCGACAAAGGCCTACGAGGAAAGCAAAAAGCGCTGGGATGCCTTTGAAATCAACGAAGCCAAAAGCAGAGCACGAGACATTTTATACAACCTGTGCAATGAAGGTTACAGTATGATATGGACGGTCACGGATGGCGCTGTCGGCCTGACGATCTGGAAAAGTTTTAAGGAGCCTTCTGTTGGCCAGTGCTATATGCCAAAAGAAAGCCTGTTTGACATCTGGGTCGAAAAGCTAGTTGCGCTGTGCATTGCCACAGGCCGGGAAGTCCCGAAGTTTATCACAGATAAGGCTGGTGAGTGCTGGTGACGTACTTTTACAAAGCACCAAGCCGCAAGCGCAGGCTGAAGCTTGCAATGGCTGCTGGCGTGTCCCGAAACGATGCCAACAAGGTGCTGTGGATGGAAAAATCAATCAACCAGTGCTTTGAACGGCACAACCGGGAAGCCAAAAAGGCAGGTAAACCGAATGAAGATGGAGATTAAATATTGCGAGCGCTGCGGAGCTTTTTTGGGTAAGGTAAACCCACGCAAAAAATATTGCACACAATGTAAAAGAGATGTCTCGTGCGAGCAAAAGCGCGCGAGACGTAAAGCATTGAGTTCAGGACGTGGGTTCACTCCAGTAAAAACCGTGTGCCAATGGTGCGGTAAGCCAATGATTAAAATGTCTGCGGCACAAAAGTACCACAAAGATTGCGCGAAAGATGCAGCCTTTGCAAGTATTGCGGAACATCAGAGCATACGAAGAGAACGAGCCTTAAACGAGAAAGCACTGGAAGAAAAAAGATTCCATCCATAGGGCAGGTTCAAGCTCTTGCAGATAAGCTGGGCAAGCATTACGGCGAAGTGTCGAGGATGCTCGCGACAGGAGAACTGACTTATGAATGGTAAATATTATGGCAAGCGTGAAATCCGCTGGCACAGCCGTGAGAAGGAACGGCTGGAACGCATTCGAAGAAAGGATAAAGATGAAAGTATTTGTAGAAATCGCCCTGATCTGGGGCATTGTCTTAGCGTTTATTCTCGCAGTGTTTCTGCTGAACTTCTGGCTGGTGCATCACATCGAGCTTTTAGTCGGAGCTAAGGTGACATGGTACATCATAGGCGTTGGCGCTTTGATGACAACCGGTTGGATTTTCAGACGCAGAGAACCAAAGAACACAGAGGAAAAGGCATGACGCTGGAAGCCGCTCTTGAAGAACGCGATATGAAGGCATCGGAGCTTATCCGCAGAAGTGGCGTGTCGGCTCCAACGATATACAACATTACAAGCCCGAATAAAGCGCCGTACAAGACGGGCGTTAAGACTGATACGCTTGCAAAAATAGCCGAAGTGCTAAATGCAATAGTCGTGATTGATGCAAGCAAACCATTTTTATTCGATATCATTCTGAAAGAAGGGACAAAATGAAAACTGTAAAAGGAAACGTGCTTACCATACTTGGTATTGTCGCCGCAATCGTAGCCGTTAGCTGTGGCGATACAATAAATGGCTGCGAGACTACAGTACAGATGCTTGGATGGGCATTTGTTTCGCTGATGTTACTAGCTACCGCCCTGGTTTTGTGCGCGCTTGGAGTGAGCGCGGAAAAAGAGCATGAAGATAACGAACGGATGGGGAAGCTGAACCGCATTCCCGCTCATACTAACAAGTGGAGGAATGTACGGTGAAATGCCCAGTGTGCGGTAGCGACAACATTACAACGATTGACAGCCGGCCTGAACATGACAGCATTGTTCGCCGCAAGAAGTGCATTGCCTGTAACCACCGGTGGTCTACCATCGAAATTGACAAAGACCAGTGGTATAGCGCACTACAAATCAAAGAGGAACGTAAGAGAGGGAGACCAAAAGATGATTAACCTTGACAGATTTGGCGGCGTGACCAATCCGGAGGACGGCGCGTACTTTATGACCAACGAGCAGATGGCAGAAGCCAAAGAAGCTGACCGTCTAGCTGAGATTGAGGACTTGCAGTCTGAAATCGAGGACAGGGAAGCAGAACTGAAAGACCTCTACTCCCAGTTGGCAGAACTGGTGGCTGGATGATTTTTGTATAGCTATATTAAGCCAAAGTAAGAACAATGAAGCCTAATGAAGCCGAAGAAAGGAAACGTATGGAAAACAGCAAAATCCATGAAGCTCTGATGGCTGTTCAGTCAGAGCTGAAAGCCCCAAAGGGGCAGATGAACACATTTGGCGGTTACAAGTACCGCTCTTGTGAGGACATTTTGGAAGCAGTCAAGCCAATTTTGAAAGAACACGGTTTGCTTCTTACCCTTTCTGATGAACCTAAAGTGTTAGAGGGGTGGCATTACATCGAAGCGACCGCAAAGGTGGAAGCTCTGGATGGCGGATGCGTAACGGTTACTGCTTACGCAAGAGAACCGGAGCAAAAAACCAAGATGGATGCAGCGCAGGTGACCGGAACGTCTAGTAGCTACGCTAGAAAGTACGCTCTGAACGGTTTGTTCTGTATTGACGATACAAAAGACGCTGACACGGACGAGTACCAGAAGCAGACCACAAGCAGGGCAAACAAGCCTGCGCAGAAGCAAACGGAAGCGGAAACCATCCCCCCATGCGCTTGCTGCGGAAAGCAGTTGCAGCCCATTCAGTACAACAACCGCACCGTCACTCCACTTGAAACTGCAAGAAGCACGAAGAAACGCTTTGGGCGCGTCCTGTGTTGGGACTGTGCTCAGAAACAGCCGAAGGAGGGCTAAATAATGCTCAACTCTATCGCAATTCAGGGGCGTCTGGTTTACACGCCCGAAGCTAAGGTTACGAAGTCCGGCAAGGATGTTTGCACGTTCAGCATTGCTTGTGACCGTCAGAGTGGCGGTCACAAGGAAACCGACTTCTTCAACTGCACCGCATTTGGCAATACGGCTCTGTTCGTTTCCAAGTGGTTCCAGAAGGGCAGCCTGATTCTGGTGACTGGTAGCATCCAGACCCGGAAGTATACCGACAAGCAGGGGAACAACCGCACCGCAACGGAAATCATGGCGAACAAGGTTGACTTCTGCGGTGGCAAGTCTGACAGCAAGCCCACCGATCGGATGCAGGATGCACCGCAAAACTACTCTCAGGGCAACGCAGACGACTTCTCTGTGATTGACGAGGACGATGGTTCGCTGCCATTCTGATTTGTAAGTCGTTGACCGCCTACCTTATATAAGAGCTGCGCTATCTGGCTGAACGGGCGTTTGGAAAGATGAAAGTTTTAGTTGCCTGTGAGGAATCGCAGGAGGTCTGCAAAGCATTCCGGGCGAAAGGCCACGAAGCCTATTCCTGCGACCTGATTGAGCCGTCCGGCGGACATCCTGAGTGGCATATTCTCGGTGACTGCCTAAAGGCTATTGAGGGGGGGCAGGTCGTGACCATGGACGGAATCGCGCATGATGTGCCCCGCTGGGATATGATTATCGCATTTGTCCCCTGCACAAAGACGAGCAACGCAGGAGCAAGACACCTGTACAAGGGAGGAAAGCTCAATCTTTCCCGGTATTATGAGGGATTGTGCGGCAAGGCGCTTTTTCTTGCCGTGTGGGCAGCTGATTGCGAAAAAGTTGTGATTGAGAATCCTACCCCAAGCAAGATTTTTGATTACCCAAAGCCTACGCAGGCAATCCAGCCCTACGAGTACGGACATCCGTACAGCAAGAAAACGCTGCTGTGGGAGCGCGGTGTACCGCCGCTGCACCCGACAAACATCGTGGAGCCTACCGCAACATGGTGCCCGTCCGGCTCCTACTCGCACAAGCACGGTGAGCAACACAAGGGCATGTTTACCACTGACCGCGCAAAGAACCGGGCAAAGACTTTTCCGGGCGTTGCAAAGGCCATGTCCGAACAATGGGGTTGATAGAATGATTACTTGTTGTCTCAACTGCACATCACGCCACAAAGCTTGCCACGACACCTGCGAAAAGTACAAGGCAGAGAAGAAAGACTTCGAGGAACGCAAGGCTTTCGTGTATGAGCTGAACCACAGCCAGAGCGTGTACCACCGTGATTATGAGGATAAGCACTGGGAAAAGGGCAAGAAACGGTTTCTCGGAAGTGAATTTAGAGGTGAACGATAAATGGGAGCTTTCATTGCAAGACAACCTAATGGTCTGCTGTGCCGGTTTTCTTCGGTGGTCGATTGCATTACCGATTACAACATGACAGAAGATGATTACATCGAAATGTGCGCCGAAAAGGCACGAGAAGAAGCAAGAGACGTTCTTGACCATTATATTAAGCCGTTTGAAATGGTTGACAGGTGTTTCCTCCCGAACAACATGACTATTGAAGAACACAAGCAAATCATGAAGGAAATGGAAAAACCTGCTGACAAGGCAACTTATATTCCGTGAATTTAGAGGTGAAAGAGGATGAGCAGACTTGTTGATGTTGAACCGCTGGAAATATACCTATCCGGGCTTATTGACCTTGCAAGGCAGGATGAGGCAGGAATCCGATTTCCGTCTTTAGAAGCATGGAAAAGCGAACTAAATCATTTGAATGAATTACCAACAGTAACGCCGAAACAGAAATGGATTAGCGCAAAAGATTCACCGCCAACAAAAGATGGAATATATTTCGTTGCTTACAAATTTTGGAATTGGGATGGTTGCGTTTCAACAAGAGAGTTTAAGAACGGCAAGTGGGATGAAGAGGACAAACGTGGTGTAGTGAAGTATTGGATGCCAATTCCTACATTTCCGGGAGACAACGAATGAACACCGGCAAACAGTTTGAAGCAGACTTCAAAGCATCCATCCCATCCAATGCGTGGTGCTACCGTCTGAAAGACAGTGCTGCTACATACTACGGCGGCAACGAGAACCTATCCTTTTCCATCGACAACATCTGCGATTTCCTTGTGTACCGATATCCGATGAACCACCTGTTTGAACTGAAAACCATCGAAACGCCCTCTATCCCTCTGGAAAAGGTGTTTGGAAAGTACGACAAGGCAAAGTGCAAATACCGCAAGGAAAAGCACATCACTGACATGGTGGAAGCAATGGGATACAGCGGCCAGACCGCCCATCTGATAGTCAATTACAGGGCGGTCAACCGCACCTTTGCAATCCCCGCCAGCAAGGTTCTGGCATTCCGTTACAACGAGAGCCGGAAGAGCATCCCTTGGCAATGGGCAGAACAAGAGGGGATAGAGGTCAAAGCGAAAAGGCTGCGTGTCCATTGGCGGTATGACGTGGATGGGTTGCTAAAGAGATTGGAGAAAGAGAATGCAACTGTCTGAAAAACAAGAATTGGTAAGGCTTCTGGGGCTGTACCAAAGCGAACTCCTTATGGAGAACGAAGAAAACCTTAGAAAGAAAATGAGAAGCAATGAAAGCCCGAAGAAGGTCGTCACAGATTATTCATACGGCGTGAAAGCTCAATATGAACACGCAAGAATCATCATCAAGAAACTTTCGGTTGAAATCGGAAAAGAACTCAAGGCTAGTTGGGAGTTGTGGTGAAAATGACAATGGTATGCGATAGGTGCGGCGAAACATTTACGTTTGAAGAATGGAATAAATGGAACAAAATGAATGGGAAAATTGAAGTTCGGCCAATAATCGACGGGGAAGAAGCGTGGAGCGTTCTTCTTTGCCCTTCTTGCATGGCAAAGCTGAACGACTGGCTGAAAGGAGAACAAAAGTGAGTAAGAAAGTTTCAGACATTCTGCCCAAGACGGAAATCTTGGCACAGTTGGCAGAAGAAGCATCCGAACTGGCACAGGCTGCGTTGAAGCTGCGCCGGGCGCTGGATGGCACTAACCCGACACCGAAGAGCGTTGAGGAATGTTTAGAAAATATACAAGAAGAAATGGCGGATGTTTTTGTCTGCCTAACCATGTTTGGCAAGTCCGCCGAAAGAGACGGAATCTTGATTTATAACAGGTACATGGAAAAGGTTATCAAAATCGAAGATGAAAAAGAAGCCCGCTGGCTCTCTCGCCTTGAAGCAAAGGAGGATAAAAATGGCTGAATACCATGTTGGATGTGGGATGTTTGGAAACATCTATGCAGGAACGATGATGAAGCAGCGGAAAGATGGATTGCAGTTATGGAGAAGCAAGTCTGATGTGACCGATGAAGCAGTTTCCGCTGTTCTGTCTCATTTTATTACTGAAATGGAGCGTTCAGACAAGACGAAGCTCGAAAAGGTGTGGGGCGTTATTGGAAACAAGAAGCTAAAAGTTACATTCGAGCTTTCAGCCAATAAGGAGCAGTCGGATGAATAAATTCGAAAACTGCCCCTCGAAAAAGAGCTGAGAGAAAGGTGGAGCTAACAATGTTTGAATTTGCAACTCGCTGGCTGGTCTGCCTAGTCCTGCTGGCGATAGTGGTTCAGTCCGAACGGACAATCAAAGACGCGGCAGACAACCTGTTTGAAAAACGGCAGGCAATGCTCGTCTGGCTGTTCGTCAACGTGTGCCTAGCCGTTTGTACGGCCGTTGTGATGGGGTGGAAGTGATGGACAACGAACTTTACTGCCCCATGAAGATGACCAGTAATCCGCTTGGCCGGTGCGTATGCGAGAAAGAAAAGTGCGCTTGGTGGCGACAGTTGGACAACCGCTGTTCCGTCTGGTGGATTGCACGGAAGCTGGACAGCATCGAAATAAAGATGAAGAGGTGAGAACATGATTATGAATGAATGGATTAGCATACACGACCGATTGCCGGAAATCGGTGTTAGGGTTCTCGTCTTTGAGAAAAACACGGTAAACGAGAACATGGTTTTTACAAACGAAGAAAATGTTGAAGTATGCAGAAGAGCTTTTATGTGCGCCAGTGGATGGGTAGATGATGCCGGATTTGCGTTGGACGATAGACCGTATAACGTAGAAATTACACACTGGACACCATTGCCTTGTGCTCCGGGCAAGGAGTAAGAATGAAAGACTGGATTGCGGTTGATAGCAGAACACCAGAAAAATCTGGCGCATATTTAGTTGTCGTTCAAGGGCTTTCTGTTAGATTTGCTGATAGGGCGTTTTACGATGTAGAAACGAACATTTGGAAACGCCGCTCTTATTTATCGTCAAAAACATGGAGCGTTACGCATTGGATGCCCCTTCCTGAACTGCCAAAGGAGGTCTGATACATGGCAACACCCCCGAAGCGCGGTCGTGGCAGACCGCCGCTGACCGAAGCTGAAAAGAAAAAGCGTGAGAAGCGGGCGCAAAAGGCGAAAGAAGAAGCCGCTGCGAAGCGTGAGAAAGAGCGTGAGAAAAAGAAACAACAGATGCTTAACAAGCGGAAATCTATCCGCTCACAGGTGAGTAAAAAGGTGAAAGAACAACAGGAGTTAGCAATCACGAGGTCTAAAATGCTGAATACGGGCGATTTGCAGTCGAGAATCGGCAATGAAGAGGACAAGAAGGTCATCGGAATGATTGCGGCCAAGTATTTTGGAGATCTTCCAAGCGTGGACATGAACAACCCAATCGAAGTGCAGCAACGCCTTGACTTCTTCTTTGACGCTTGCATCGAAGCCAGAATCTCCCCTGTGGTCGAATGGATTGCACTGGTGCTTGGCATCGAATGGGTGAGCCTGAAGCAGATTATGGCTGGCAAGCGCCGTGACGATAGCTTGCAGCAGAAGTACATCTTGAAGCTGATTCTGCAAATGCAGTCCATGTGGGCGTACAACGGTATGTACGGTCAAGAGAACCCGGCAGAGTGGATTTTCCGAGCTAAGAACTACTTTGGTATGCGTGACAACGTGGAGGTTACCGTTGCACCGCCTGAACAGCCGTTGGGCGATGCCCAGAGCGCAGAACAGCTCGCTCAGAAATATCAGACGGCTTTGCCGAAAGGGATTGACGTGGAGTACAGAGAGGTGGCAAGCGATGGGGAGTAATCATGGACAAAGAATCATGTAGCGATGAAACGGTCTCAAGATATCGAATAAGAAAAGAAAAAGGGCTGTGTCCAAGATGCGGAAAACCTAACAACAGCGGTTTTGTTGCTTGTGAAAAGTGCCGTGAAGAAGAAGTTCTCACGAAACGCTGGTATGAATCGCATGGTTTCTGCCCTATCTGTCATAACGAATCAGCCCCAAAGCATAAACTCTGTGAAGTTTGCCTTGTGAAAACAAGCGAAAGGAACGCAAAAAGGCGTTCAAAAATGACAGTTGAACAGAAAAAAAGGCAGGCAGAATCCGCAGAGAGAACAAGAAGAAAGCACATTGAACAGGGCTTATGCGGGAAATGTGGCAAACGCCCCTCGTGGGGTGGCAGGCAACTGTGTTACGAATGCACGTTAAAACAAAGACGACAAAACAGCAAAAAGAAATACGATTATAAAGACCCGAATGGGTGCTTTAGATGCGGTAAACCATGCGTTAAAGGAAAACGTCTTTGCCCTGAGCATTATAAAATCTCTTGCGATAGCATTAAAAAAGCAAGAGAATCTACCGCATTTGCAGAAGCTCAGAAGAAAAACAAAGCGAAAATTGATGCTATGTGGAGTGAAATGATATGGAGAGAGCAGAAGAACGCAAGTTGATTGACTTCTCCGACCCCTGCCTACGCACGTTCCTTCCTGTCCTCTTGCAAGACCACACGACAGGAAAGAACATCATCTGGGCGACAGACCCGCCGACTGAACTGGGCGTTGGCTTTGCAGATGAAATCACACTGGAACAGCTGGACAAGGTTCAGCTTGTTCCTCGTGTGCAGAAACGGCTTGCAGACCAGAAGAAACGCACCAGCAAGAAAGCAGAGGTGTTCACGCCGACTTGGGTTTGCAAAAAGATGACAGACGTTGCAGAAAACGACCTGAAGGGCGAGGGCTGGAAGGAGTATATCAACAAGACTTGTCTTGAAGTCACCTGTGGAGAAGCACCGTTCCTCACAAGCCGATACGATACCACAACAGGGCAGATGATTGCCGTGCCGGACAGAATCGGTCTGCTGGATAGGAAGCTGAATGTTCTGGCAGAGCAGTTCCATGACTACGATATGTGGATGTGCTGGGCAATTAGCGCCTACGCATCGACATACGGCTATGAGTGGCAAGGGGACAATCTCTTGCTGGCAAGGTGCAACCTGTTCCTAACACTGATTGAGAATTTTAGGTATCGGTTTGATGCTAAAAAGCTAGAAATTGGCTTCATGCCTATTTTTCTTGACTGCATCGCAGATACCATCTCATGGAACGTCTGGCAGATGGATGGGCTGAAAAAGACCGTACCCGGCACGGACATTCCGTGCAAAATCAGGGACTGGAAATCCGACAAGGAAATCATGTTTAAGGATGTTGGGAAGGGAGAATAAAAAATGAAGTCGGTTCTGTTGAGCATCAATCCGAGTTGGTGCAATCTTATTTTTCTTGGCATAAAAACTCTTGAAATACGGAAAACAAAGCCAAATATGGGCGATGAACCTTTCAAATGTTATGTTTATTGCACGAAAACAAAAAATGGATGGTTCAAAGAGTGCGATGGGTACTTGGAACAACTGGACGGAAAAGTTATAGGAGAGTTCACTTGCAATCATCTGTACGAAATAACGCCAGAATCGGATTGCTTGCCAGAAGGATTTGAAAATATGTCCGGTCTTAGGAAAAAAGAAATTTTGGATTATGTCGGAAAGAAAGGCTGGGCATGGAGCATTTCCAATGTGAAATTGTATGAACATCCAAAATTTTTGTTCGAGTTTACTCCCTATTGCATTCTCATGGGAAGTAGAGGAGTTTGCAATTTTAATAAAGTGAGATGCAGTTATCAAGTAGAAGAACTAGGCGAAACGAATAGACGTTTTTGTGATAAGTGCTTAAAGCGCCCGCCCCAAAGCTGGTGTTATGTGGAAGGATAGTAATATGCAAACTGACAAAGGAATCTACCACAAGCGAGTATGTGACCGCTGCGGAGAGGTTCTTGGCGGCAGGATGATGAACCCTGACGAATACTTCAAGGACTGGGCGTGGCGCAGGGACACAGGTGACCTGTGCCCGGAGTGCTATGCGGAGTATAAGCGAGTGATCGGGCGGTTCAACAGGGGAAAGAGAGGGCAGAGATAATGGACATTTACTGTACCACCGAACATTGCTCTTGCATGGGTATCAAGCAGTTTTCTGCTGGCAAGGCTATCAGATGCACAGCAGAATCCTGCAAGAACAAATCTGAGCCGTCCTGTGGCTTTTGCAAATGGTACGCAGAGCCGGAGGGCGTGTGCGTGAACGACCAGTCAGAACACGTTGCAGACTTCGTGTGGGACGAACGTGGATGCAAGGAATGGGAGAAAAGAGAAAATGACAACTAAAGAAACATTCGCCATATTTGTTTTGGGGTCGCTCATAACATTCTTTGTTGGAGCCTTTGTCACGATTTTTGAAATGTTTCTTTGGGATATGACCGATGACATTTCGCTTGGATGGTCGTGGAGGCATTCAGAACATTCAACAATTATTCATGCAATGATAGTGGCAGCTATTAACGTGACTGTCTTTGGCGGTGGTCTTTTAGCTGTATGGCTGACGAAAGAATGAAAAAAATGAGCTATGATATTTCACTTTGCGACCCTGTAACGCATGAAACGCTTGAATCGGATAGCGCACATTTTATTGCAGGCGGCACGAGAGCTATTGGCGGAACAACAGAGCTGTGGCTCAACGTCACCTATAATTACGGTCACTTCTATTATCGCCCGGAAGTGTTTGGTGAGGGCGGCATCCGCTCCATCTATTGCAAAACAGGTGCAGAGAGCATTCCGATGCTTGAAAATGCTATCTCTGCACTAGGTGACGATGTGGACGACAGCGACTACTGGCATGCAACAGAGGGCAACGCAAAACGTGCCTTGTACGGTTTGCTTGCATTTGCAAGAATGCGACCTGACGGTGTATGGGATGGAGATTGAAAGGAGAAAGACAAATGTCTTTGTTTGAAATTGTACTCGGTTTTGTTTTGACGGCAATGATTGGTTTTGTGTTCATTTTTCCGATTTATTTGCTCGAAAAATATATAGTTTTTATCACTTTGGACAAATACATAGACAACGTAATCTTGAAAGCCATTGCGGTTGTAGCAGTCAATGTTCTTTTCTTTCTCGTTGGGTTTGCAATCATCTTTAGCGTTTACGGTTATAAGTGTTGATAACACGATTTGAAGAAAGGACGAACAATGAAAGTCAGACCGATTGATGCTAATGAACTACGTCAAAACATCGAGGCGTGGATTCAGGAGTATAACGATGGAACAATAGGTGGCTTGTCGTTAGACGATGTGCTTGATTACATCGACACCGCGCCGACAATTGAGGTGAAAGACAATGGCTAATTATTCAGAATACCTTGAACGAAACGCACTTATTGAGAGAATCAAGAAAGCATATTGCGATGGCTGCGAGAACTACAATGGAGTAAGATGCCGTGCTTGCGATATTGGTGATGCCATTGACGTTGTGGAAGATGCGCCGACAGCTTTAGAGCGTACCGCTAGATGGATATGGATTGTACAGGACGGTACATTTACAAGGTTCGAGTGTAGCAGATGCCACACAAAAAATCATCACACACGTTGGGACTATTGCCCCAACTGTGGAGCGAAAATGGAGAACGCGCATGGCTAACACCCTTTGGCATCCAGCAAGCGAACCGCCACGAGAGCGAACGCAGCCTTTGTTGCTTGCGACTAAGAAAACGTAGCGTGATAAAGATGGAAAAATGTTGCAAGGATTCTCGCCGACAGCGTACTTTCTTGGCTGTTACGCAGACGGTCAGTTCTGGGATGAGATAGGCGAAAGACTGCCGAAAGATGTGACGGTGACGCACTGGATGGCGTTTCCGATGGTGTAGGAGGGCTTATGGAAAACAATATCGTTGTTACGCAAGATATGGTTGACGCATTCACGGCAGAAATGCAGGAAGCATACAAAAAGTACGGTGATGATGAAGAAATCGTTCACAGCATGATGGACGGCATCATGTGTGAAACCTTAGAAAAGCTGGGCTTTGCAAAAGGCGTGGAAATCTTTGGCGAAGCACCGAAATGGTATGCGTAAGGAGCAGTAAATATGACGAACAAGAAGTTTGGCATCATCATTATGGACTTGAGCCTTTTCGACTTTGGGCCGAAGCCGCCTTGTGGGTATATCAAGGCAAAGCATATTCGCCCAGCGTACGGCAAAGGCGAAAGGCCTGTCAAGGCGCATAAGAGAATCACGAGAACGAGAGAGGGATTCAGAAAATGACAGAACTCAAGAGATGCCCGTTCTGCGGTGCGGAACCACCGACTGTAAAAGTGCTTCATCCACTTGATATTAACATGGCTAATTGGGTTGTCTGCGGAAAATGCGGGGTGAGCACTTCTGTAACATTTGGCAAGGAAAAAGCCATCGAAGCATGGAACAAACGCTACAAAGAGGACTGAGTATGGACAAAAAACGAGACAGCTTTACGTTCCAACGATACTACTTTGAAGCAATCTCCACACTCAAAAGTAAAGAGAAACTGGAACTGTACGATGCAATCTGTGCATACGTTTTTGAAGGAAAAGACGCAACTTTGAACTCAAAAAAAGCAGAATCTTGTTTTATTTTGATTAAGCATCTGCTCGATGAAGAATGGAAAAGAAGCGATATTGCGTCAAAAGGATGGTCTACACGAAAGTCAGCTCATCCTCATGTCATAAATGAGATGAAGGTCAGCTCATCTATGAGTTCAAAGTCAGATGACAATGAACCCATTGTATCAACTGACAGTCAAACGAACGTCAAGACCCTGCCGGAGAGCACAGTCAAGAAGAAACCTGACATCTTCTCCGACTTTGCGCATGGCGATAAAGCCCTGTTGGAATCCCTGCGAGAGTTCGCACAGATGCGTACAAGAATCAAAAAGCCTATGACAGACCGGGCAAAACAGATGCTCTGCAACAAGCTGGAAAAGTTTGATCGGCATGACTGGAAATCCATTCTCGACCAGAGCATCTATGCTGGATGGCAGGACATTTACGCATTGAAACAGGATGACCAGTACGAGCAAAGTACGGAGATGGAGTTTCCTAGACTATGACAATGGACGTTCAAACGGTATTTATCGGTGCGCTGATGCTCTGCAAGCCGGGCGTTGCGGATGAAATCATACCAGACCTTGAACTTGACTTGTTCAGACCTGAGCTGAGAGACGCTTTTGCGGCTGTTCAGGGCTATTGGACGGCTAGGGGTAAGATAGATATAGTCGAGATAAACACGCAGCATCCAGACGTAGCGCAGACGCTCTTGGCGTGTGTACAAACCTGTGAATCAGAGTGTGTACGAATTGACAGGGAACAGATGCAGCGTTGGGCACAGCTTATCAGAGAACAAGCTGCACTCACTCGTGTGCAAGGTCTGGCATTTCAGATGACCAGCGAGCTTACCGACTATTCTGATCTATCAGACATTTACCAGCAGATGGGCGAAGCAATGAGCCTGAAAGCTGAGGAAGAAGATGCGTGGACATACGAGGACGTGCTGAACGACTATGTGCTTCACATGGACGAGAAGCCTGTGTATATCAAGACGGGCCTAGAGCGTCTGGATGAAGCGCTGCACATATCGCCGGGCGATTTTATCATCATCGGCGGTAGACCGTCTGCGGGCAAGACAGCCCTATCCTTGCAAATAGCAGCAAGCATGGCAAAGCAAAACTACACCGTGTACTATTTCAGCTTAGAAACCAGCAAACGCAAGCTGGGCGCACGTCTGATGGCTAATCAAATATACTGCCCTCTGGACACGGTGAAAAATAAGGCGGTCAGCTTGAATGAAATTGACGGACAGGCAAAGAACATGAAGATGCCCTTATATATCCGCTCCGCTGCCGGGAAGAACGTGGCGTGGATGAAGGCTCAGGCTCTCCGTAAAAAGGCTCAAGTCATCTTCGTAGACTATCTTCAGCTCATCCACGAAACAGGCGCAAAGGACAGATATGCCGCCATTACAGCCATATCCATTGCCTTACACGAGCTGGCGCAGACCACAGGTATTGTCGTGGTGGCGCTGGCACAGCTTAATCGAAACCCATCCAAGCCCGGAGCAACGCCTACCAACTCCGACTTGCGAGAGAGCGGACAGATTGAACAAGACGCAGATGCAATCATTCTTCTGTCCGGCGATAACCCCGATAAGTACTTGTTCCGGCTAAGCAAGAACAAGGAAGGCGAGATAGGCGACCTTCCAATCACGTTTAACAAGCAGATTCAACGGTTCCAAGAGTACACTTGGATGGATTGAGCACATGGGCTGTCAGCAATGGCAGTCTTTTGTTTTTGCCAACTCCACGAGAAAGCCTGTTTTAAGACGTTTTAGATGCTAGATGATAACTTTATCGACTTCATTGCGAAAACGCGTCACAGGCTCTCGTAGGCGGCTCTCCGTTGATGATGATAGCATATCTCAAACCAGACCATGCAATCAGACCGATGCAGAAGCGTGGAGAACAGATTTTCAGGGTAAGACGTGAAAGTTATCGGGTCAATCGAAAAAACGCGTCAGACAGGCTCTTACACGCCTTTCCCGCGATGATAGCAGCCAGATGAGCGGATGCCAACGACTATTTGTCCAATCGCAGGACTGATTGAGACGAAAAAACGCTTCGACTATCACTTTCGGAAATGGCTTTCAAATTTTTGTCCCCTTTCCCCCTTGTTTCTTCTTTCCCCCTTTTGTCCCCCTCTTCCCCCTACAACTCCTATTACCCCCTATAATCCCCCTTATATCTTCCGTGCTCCCCCTTTCCCTCCCCGTGTATTTAGCGCGTCCGCGAGCGTTATATGCGCGAGTGCGCGCGTTGACGGAGCCGGGTGTGCCACGATAGTTCAAAAGTGAATAAATAATAGTTATGCGAAATTGCAAGCTGGTTCTTTCTCCCTACAACCCTCTATTTCCAAAAACTACACCGTTAGCCAGCAAAGCAGACCGTAGGTGAGAACTGGCGTGAGGTTCGGACTGGTGGATGGTCTACGACTATTCCAAAGATGGAGAATTGACTTTATTTTGTGGTCGGTTAAATATGTAGAAATGTTGCATTGCTATTCCTAGTAGAATGCTATGGATTGTTTAGAATACCATAGCGCATTGCTGGGAATTAAATCGAGCAGGAACAGACAGAATAGGTTGGTACGAGTTATTATACGAAATAATCCGTGATTATCGGGAGTAACTATATCTGCATACTATAATAAGTACGGTTATTATACGAAATATACATAACTACCGGAAGAATAAATTATGCGAAATTGGAACGAGAGATGATTTTGGGAGTGGTCGGATGACTTAGCGACTATCGCACCTCTCTTTTCCTAAAAGGCGAACGACTATTTCACACAAAAAATACACGACTATTTGACGACGGCTCGTTAGAAAACGCTACGACTATTACTCTACGACTATCAGCGGGCTGCTCGTTACTATACTATATATAGGACTTTCAAAAGCTGGTCGTCTGACGACTTTACGACTATTCCACGACTATTTGTCAGGAGAAATTACGACTATTGGCTACGACTATTCCATCCGGAACGCTACGACTATTGCTGACCTCTATTAGCTATCGGGCGAAAGCCCGAAAAGAGATGCGGCGGTAGCCGCCAATGGTTCCGCGCCGCCCGCTGCTAGACTGCCCAGCCGGGTGGAGGGTGCTGGGCTTACCGCTGACCCGGTGCCAGACCTCCAGCCGCTGGGCATGGGAAGCATCGAGACCCCGCCGGGCTGACCCTGTACAGGTGGAGACGCTGACCCCGCCGGATTTGCACGGTCTGCGGTATGCTGCGCCCTTATATACCTTATTATAATAGGGCGGCTGTGCAGAGTTGCACAGCGTCCGGGCGTGACGCTTGTATTTGGGTATGCGCTGGAGGTGCTGCGGCGCTGTGATATGCTCCAGCGTGATGCAGGTGGCGTTATATCCGCTTTTGCCGGTCTGGTATTGTGGGCGGTTAAATGGGGCAAATCACAGGAAAAGCGCCTGTAAAGCCCAATGCGCTGTTTTGTGATGCTAGATGTATAACTGCATGGACAGGATAAAAGCCATTGTAAACGCTTGTATGGGGTTGTATTGTAGCAGGACAAAATAAAAGCCCTGCACCCTCAGCGGATGCAAGGCAAAAGAAAAGCCCGGCCATTTCTGACCGGGTGGAATGCTTCTTATTTGGATGCTTTAAACAGCGCCGAGAAAAACCAAAAAACAAACAGGATGCAGGATAATATCATTTGTCGCACCCCCTTATACCACGCTAAACCGCTTGTAAACGGTCTTTTTGCTACACTCAGCATAAATATCAGGATGCGCGGCCTGTAAAAGCTTGCTATCGAGACGGACGCTCTGAACATCCTTGTAAATGGCCTTTGCAGTGCCCTGCACCATTTCAGGCGCGCCGTGCATCATGTCAATGATTTCAGCTTTTACAGCGTCGTTCATTGCTTCAAGCTCTTCAATTAACCGCTTGTTTTCGCGGTATGCGTTCACCTTTTCTTCGAATGTCGTCATTTTTTGCCCCTCCCTTATTAGCTGTTGAGAAATGCGATCATAACGAGTGCACCGGAGATCATGCCGCCCACATACCAGAGGGCAGCCCACTGCGAAAAATCAAGAGTAATCATATTGTAAACCCTCCATTAATCAAATTCAGGCATTGCCAGAATGATTTTTTTGCACCGCTCAACGCTCAAGCGGTACGGCTTGGGGCGGGTCAGGTTGTCCGCTACAATCTGAGTGTATACCATCAACGGCAGTTCAAACAGCCCGGCACACTTGGGATACAGGCGCACGGCCTGATTCCTAATCTCTGCGTTCAATTCGTCGGTTCTCGTCATCGTTTAGCCCTCCTTATATTGCGGGATGTAGCCCAGTACCTTAACCTTTGCCGGAATGGTATAATAAATCTGCCCACAATCGGGGCACCAAACAGCTTCGTACTGTTTACCATCGTCGCCCAGTGCCTTGCACTCTACCTCACAGGTAAAGCGCTTTAGAGCGGTTTCTGTGAGCATTGCCGCCACATCTGTTGCGGGCTGTTCGTTCAACACTGCCACTGCCTTTTCCGCGTCTGCCAGCGTGTCGAATGCGCCTAGTGTCCAGCCCGCACCCTCTAAGATGTAGTCCACCATATACAGGCCGCTGTCACTGCACCAGAGCCATACAACGGGCTTGATGGTCATTTTGCGGTTGTTCTGGGCTGTATAGAGCTGGTCAAGTGTACCAGTCATTAACGCGCCGTCCTCAAATGTGGCGGTGTATAGGTCAGCGCATTTGACCGCTTCGGGGGCGATAGTCTGGGGCTGTCCTGCGGTAAGGTCAATAATGGTCGTTGCGGTAGCCGCAGAAATGGTGTTGACCTGTGCGGCGTTAAGTTCGATGATTTCACGGACGTTCTGACCTGCAAAGTGGGCCTTTACGGTTTCGATGTTTTCGGCAATCGCAACGGCCGAGATGTATTCGTCGTTTCGATCAGTGATAACGTGGTAATATTTTTTCATGGTTTTTTGTCCTCCTGTTTTGTAACGGTATTTGGTAGGTGTTACGCTTTCTTGCGTCTGATTATATTATACGCTTTCTTGCGTAAATGTCAATAGGTATTTACGCTTTTTTGCGTATTTATTTTTTTGGTTTTGGCTTGTCCGCTTTTGCACAGTTTCGGACGCACTGCGCAAGCAGCCCAGCACCCGCCGCCGTCCCGATCGCCCCGCGCGGCCTGTCTGGTATCAAGTGCAGACCGGTGCAGCGCGTCCAGCGTCCGGGCGTGTGTGTCTTACCTGTCGTGCGCAGCCGTTCCGGGTGCGCTGGGGCTGGGGCCTCCACCGGCGGGGTATACAGGGAGCGCCGGGGGTGGGGCAGGTCATGCCCGCAATAAAATTTTTCAAAGAAAAAGGCGTTTTTCAGTGTTCCTCTTGCCAACACCCACCCCACCTTTACAAATCCAAACCCATCCGATTGTGCAAGTCTCCAAAAATTTCAAAAAATACAAAAAGACCCCTTTCGGAGCCTAGATTGTGCTATAATCAGCTAAAGGCTATACGCCAAAGAAAGGAAGAATTAAAAATGAGAAAGAGAATCGTTGTGGCAGTTCTTATGGCTGCTTTGACTTGTTTGCTTTTGATGGGTGCTGCGGCTCCTGCAAAACCTCTTGACCTTGTTGGAAATTGGGAAGAAAAAGATAAAGGAGACAGTTACCAAGCCGGATATATTAAAGAAGGTAAAGATGGCAAGGATGGCGAAATTGTCATTTACTGGGTATCTGATGGTGGCGATACAAAATCTTTGTACTGGGCTGGAACTTATGTTGCGCCAAAAGATAATAAAGAAACGTATAGCTGGACTTCAAAGAACAACAAGGATAAGACAGACCACGCTTTGCTGGCATCCGGTGACGACACAAAGGTTTTCACCTATGAAAAAGGTGAAATTACTTACAAGGCATCTGCTTTAGGCACAACGAAGAAAATGCACTTTGTGCGCACCGACACAAACTACTGTGACGAGGAAGAAGAGAAGAAGTAAAAATTAAAAGCCAGTAGCCGAAGAAGCCACTGGCTTTTATGAACGTTGGAGACTTGCCGTATGATAGTCATTATTGCAATCGTTATATTTTTTTATTTGATAGCAGTTCTATCAAGACGAAGTGATGAAGATGCGCTTGTAGATATTGATTTCTCAAAAATTGACGATATGGAAGGTCACCGATTTGAGTATTTTATCGCAAAACTTCTCAGAAAAAACGGGTTCAAAAATGTTAATGTCACAAAAGCGAGCGGAGACTACGGAGTTGATATAACCGCGAATAAAGATAACAAGAAATGGGCGTTTCAATGCAAACGGTACAGTTCAAACTTGGGGTTGAAGCCGATTCAAGAGATTTACGCTGGCGCAAAGAAATATGAAGCAGATAAAGCTGTTGTGTTCACAAATGTTTATTTTACTCCAAATGCGCAAACGCTGGCTAAAACATTAAATGTTGAACTGTGGGACAGGGATACGCTTGCTGGAATGATAGGTAAAGATCCTGAAACAAAACAATCAATAGAAGCTGATATAGAAGAAGAGCAAACCGAGCCAGAACAACGACAAAGGAAAATTCGTGATAATGGAGTTCCTTTGAAGCTGCAAAAGAACCAAATCCCTGCTGGCGATTATGTTGTTGGCAAGGATATACCTGTTGGCGTGTACAATTTTAAGTGGGTGTTCGGGGCTGGTTCATTCCAAAAATATAAAGAAGAAGGAAACACAACGCTTGGTGCTTGTACATATTTTGAACACGTTGGTGTTCAGTACGATTATGAATATAGTCAGCTTATCAATGTGAACTGTAAAGACGGTGAGTGGATTAAAATTAGTGGAAATTTGGTTCTTGGTATAGAAAAATCCGAAAAGCCTGTTATTGACCTATAACGCAAAAAGCCAGCGGCTAGATATTCTCTAACCACTGGCTTTTCTTATTGGCTATTTACTTCTTCAATGCGCTGGTCACGTTCGGCATCGGCGTCCAATCGTTAACGTCACGCATGACAATCTTGCCGTTGTCGCACAGGTACGGTCTCAAATCGCCGTATTCGTCTGCTTCGTAGGAGAGATAGCCACACGCAACCTCTTTGCCGTTGCGAGCGATCACTCGCCCATTGTAGGTTTCTCCAACATCAGGCGTTCTCCAAAGCCACTCCATGTTTTCCAGAGTGTCGCTAATGTATTCTTCAAGGTTTTCGTACTTATCGCCGTTAACCATATCCATTCTCCTTTCACATGTGCATCTGGGTCTGGCCGTTCGTGACCTGAACCAACATAACAGAGTTCGCACACGGTCTCCACTTCTTGATGTACTCGACAGCTTCATCGAACCGCTTCTTTGGCACGTTGTTCCGACTGTTCACGTTGAACCAGTCCTGAATGTCCCGGTTGCATTCCATGAACAGCTTCTGAGAGACGCTGCGGCTCTTGTAGGCCGGGCTGTCCATGCCGCCAAGAGCGTTGATGACCACCGTGTTCACGACACGCTTCAATACACGCTGCTGGTTGTAGTCGATGGTCATAGTGTTCTCAAGAGCAGAAATGCGCTGCTCCTGCTTCATGGTGCGCTGGTCAATCACGAGGATTGCTTGCAGTTCCTTAGAAAGTCCTGCAAACTGGTTGACTGCCACGTTTTTCTCAAGGTCAATCAGCTTCTGGCGAATCTCCATGCCCTCTGGTGTCCGCTGAATCATTGCAATGTGCTTTGCCATGTCCAGCTTGATGATGTGGTCGATTTGAACCTGTGGCATTTTACGCCCATCTTCACGGTGAACATTTTTGTTCTCCGTAAAATAGTCCGTTCCATCGACAAACCCGTATTCCACCATACGGGGAAACCAGATGTGATAAGGGGTCTTGATTTTGAGCTTTTCGTGCAGTTCCCGACCCAGCACAACCTTTTCGCCGGTGTCGGTGTCGTACACGGGGATAACATCTTCGGAAAAGATTCGGATGGTTTCGAGATTATTATTCATAGAAATTTGACCTTTCTATCTTGCGAGAGTAGGCCATCTCTGGTATAATAACCCAAAGAGGGTCTATACTCTCTGAGTGTTTCATAAGACGTTCGCTGTGGTCGCCAAACTTTAGCGAGCGTCTTATTCTTTTTCATCGGTCTCCGGGATGGGATGCACCTCAAAGAACGTGTCACGGATGGCTGCGGCCTGTGCAACCTTGTGTTCGGTGCAATAGGCTTTCAGCCACTGGAACTGCCGTTCGGTTAGCGCAACAGTGAACGTGTGATTGTGGCGTTCGAGATAAGGACTGTACATAAACTCACCTCCCTTCATGTGGGTGCAACCAGTATACGCAATATGTTGTGGCTTGTCAATTACGCAAACGCTTAATGTAGTACTGGTATCTGTACAAAATCTAAAAGTTTGTAGATTTGCACAAAACTTAGACCTTATTTTTTGGCTGCTCCCGCTTCGTACCCTGCCCGGTAGTTCAGTTCGGACAGCTTACCCAGCGCTTCAGCGTACTCTCTGTCCTCGCTGGTCGGCTCTTTGCCGTGGGAGAGGGTTTTCAGAAATTCTTCGGTTTTTGTTGGAAAGTTCATGTTTTTTGCTCCTAACTCTTGCGGAGAGCAGCCCTTTTTGGTATAATAGATTCCGAAAAGGGAGACTGCCCCCTTGGTGGTGCAGTACCTTCTTTTTGTAACGGATAAGCTATCAGCTAAACTTTGGTAGGTGGGTGCTGATAGCTTATTTTTTTATGCGTTCTGCAATGTTGAAGATTAGATCAATACCCATTCTCACAATATCGCTCTTGGTTCCATCCAAAGCGTTAGCGCAAAATGTGATTTTTTCGATGTCCTCTTCGCTAAGCCTGAACGAAACCATACGCATAGATTCGTTTTTAGATGGCTCTGCTGCTTTCTGCAACTTCATCACCTCGCTTTGTTGCTGATGATAGTATATACCAGATATTGAACACTTGTCAATATGGAAGTTTGAAGAAAATATACTTTACAGATTCAGAATGGCTTAAAAATAAAGCGTATACACGTTTTCGTGTAAAATGATTAACATTCTTATACTACTATACTCTGTATTTACAGAGTATAGTATATTTATATATACGGCAAGATGAAATTTCTCTCTTGACAGCTTACGCTAGAAAGCGTATAATGATGCTAAAGAAAGAGAGGAACGAAAAATGGCTGCAACGAATAACAAGGTGAACTCAAGCGAAATTCTTCGTGATATAATGAAGAACCAGCATAAAACATACGAATATCTCCGGGAAAAGCTTGATTACAAAACCATTTCCAGCGCATCTTCTCGTGTCCTCGCTGATGACATGAAATTATCTACGATGGTTCAAATTCTTGATGCTTTCGGGTACAGACTTGTCGTAGAACCTGCAAATGGGAAACTTACTCGTGCTGGCTGCTATGAAGTGGTAGAGGAAAAGGACGGTGAACCAGAATGATTTACGGTTACGCTCGTGTCAGTTCCGCTGGACAGGCGATTGACGGTAATAGTCTTGAAGCCCAGTCGGAACTTTTGAAAGCCAACGGCGCCCAGAAAATCTTTTCGGATGTTTACACTGGCACGAAGATGCATCGACCTGAATTAGACAAGCTGATGGCTGAAATCCAGCCGGGTGACACGCTGATCGTGGCGAAACTTGACCGTATTGCTCGTTCCGTGAAGGGCGGCATTGAAATTATTGACAACTTGCTTGCGAAAGACGTGTCCGTGAACATTCTGAATATGGGTCTGATGAACAACACATCGACCGGAAAACTGATTCGTAACGTTATGCTTGCCTTTGCAGAGTTTGAGCGTGACATGATTGTTGAGCGTACCAAAGAGGGCAAGAATATTGCCAGCCAGCGTCCCGATTACAAGGAAGGCCGCAAGCCCACCGAGTATGACCGCAACCTTTTTGATGTTCTCCATGAGCAGGTGGAGAAGCGCATTCTCACGGTCACGGACGCTGCCAAACAGCTTGGTGTGACTCGCCAGACGTGGTATCGGATTGCTGAACAGAACAGGTGAAAGGAGCAAGAGCCTATGGACAAGTGGAACAACAGAAACTCGTATGATTGGCTTGCAGGAGCGGTCGTTGGACTGCTTACCGGGTTCTTCATCGTAGTTGTGATTGCGAGGTGCGTTCTGTGATACTTAGTGACAACATGAAGCATCTGATCGACACGCTGAACACCTATGAACCAGACCTTCCGAATGGTTTTTATTCCGTAAAAGTCCTGCAAGACAAACTGGACTTTACGGCACAGTTCGTTCTTGAATCCCTTGCCAACGATGGGCTGATACGCTGGGGCGATACGCAGCACACAGCATTCTGGCTGTTGGAACGTGCAAGGAACTACAAGAAAATCCACAAGCTGGAAAAGATTGAACAGTGGAAAGAACGTGGGATAGGATTTGCTTGCGGCGTTCTGACCAGCGTTGTTGCAGGGCTGATTAGCATTGTGCTAGCTGGCGTTTTTAGTTGACAGCGTTCGCAACTTAGAATAAAACCGAACGAGAAAGGAAAAGTGACATGAAAACCGTAAAATTGTCAGATCAGAGCTTGAAGCTCATTGAAACGTTGTGCGATTACACCGACAAGCCCGATATTCTCAATGCCATCGCATACGCCTTGTACTACGATGCGGACGAGCTGAAACGCAGGCTCAACCAGCTTGCAGAAGAAGTCAAATGAACCGCATATTTAATCCGTTAAAACGAATTTTAGTAAATAATTTTTCCGAAACAGCATTATAAAAACCGAATATTTGATTTTTGTGCAGTTGTAGGCACTCTTTACATTTTCAGGTAGGGGGTGCCTATTTTTTTATGCAGCCAAAGCAGTGTATCGCTATCATTGACAGCATCAAAGCGTATGCAAAGCGGAATCCGACCGAAGCACAGGTCTATGAGGACTGGTTTCAGGCGGTGGTAAACCTGAGAGACGCTCTGCCGAAAGACAAGCGGTTCGATGCCTACAAATACTCTGGAGAGCTGCGCTCTATCTGTGCAGCCATGATGGGCAAGATGAAAACAGGCGAGGACGTGGCGAAGGTCTATGACATTATCGGTCGGACGTACCTGTTTGAAGCAAAAGATGTGTTCGACAGCTATTGCATCTACCTTGAATGGAACCGTGCGCCTGAGAAGAAGTTCTACCAGCCGAGAAGAAAAGTACTTTTGACACTGGTTCGTGACCTAGAGGACTTGTTTTTCCATCGTGTAGAATTTCTGGGAGTAAGTCAACCTCCGAGAACTGGAAAAAGTACGCTCTGTATATTTTTTATCACATGGCTGATGGGCAACCGCCCTGACGTTGCATCGGTTATGAGCGGGCATTCCGATAAGCTGACCAACGGCTTCTACGGCGAAGTGCTGTCCATCATCACTGACCCTGTGACTTACAACTGGGGTAAAATCTTCCCTGACGTTCAGCTTGTGGACAAAAGCGCAAAGGACGAAAGCGTTGACTTGAACCGAAAGAAGCGTTTCCCCACCCTGACTTGCCGATCTATTGGCGGTACGCTGACTGGTGCTGTTGAAATCGGTGAGGGCGGCGTTCTGTACAGTGATGACCTGATCGAGGACTTGGAAGAAAGCCTGAATGTTGAGCGTCTGAACAACAAGTACGATGCCTACCTGAACCAGTTGAAAGACCGTAAAAAGCAGGGCGCATTGGAGCTGATGGTCGGTACACGCTGGAACGTGCTTGACCCTTTGGGGCGCATCCAGAACCAGTATGCAAACAACCCAAAGTACCGATTCCGGGTGATTCCTGCGGTGGATGAGAACGGACATAGCAACTTCAATTATGACTATGGTGTGGGCTTTGACGATGCCTATTATGCCGATATGAAAGCCAGCATTGATGATGCAACATGGTGGGCAAAGTACATGGGCAAGCCCTATGTGCGTGAAGGTCTGCTGTTCCCTTCCGATGAACTTCGGTATTTCAACGGTGTTCTGCCTGACGGTGAGCCTGATCGCAAACTCATGGTCATGGATATTGCATGGGGCGGCGGTGACTTCACCGCCTGTCCTATTGCCTATGTGTACGGTGATGCCGTGTTCATCCCAGACCTTGTGTTCAATAACGGTGACAAGACCTTGACTAGGCCAGAAGTCGTGGGAAAAATCATCCAGCACAAAATCAACGTAGTGCGCGGCGAAGCCAACAACGGCGGCGACGAATACTGTGACGTGGTGGACAGTCAGCTCCGGCAGCAGGGATATCACTGCTCTGTTCGCAGCCAGCGTGCGCCAAGTGGTCAAAGCAAGCTGTCAAGAATCATCCAGTATGCGCCAGACATCAAACGGTTCTATTTCCTTGACGAAAAACACCAGTCGAAAGAGTACAAGGCGTTCATGGAACAGGTAACGATGTTCACGCAGCTTGGCAAAGTTCCGCACGATGATGCGCCGGATAGTCTAGCACAGCTTGCTGATGAATTGTATAACGGAATCAGTAAAATTGAGCCTGTCAAGAGGCCTTTTTGATTAAAAACACAATATATTGTGTTCGCTGGGTCTATTTATTTGATTTCACCACTTGACAAGGCTTATAATGTACACAGGAAGTTTTACAGCTTCCCTTAAGGAATAGCTTGCACGCGGGGTTTTGTCATTTTACTCGCGTGCGTGTTAACAAGCATATTCCTCCTTTCACCGGTGGAGGTTTTCTCACTCTTTCACCTTCACCGGACTTTATATGTTGCGTTTCCAATTGTAAGGGGAATGCCAGCCTGTCTCCCCCACGGCTGGCAAGCAACGGTTCGATTCCGTTACGCAGCACAACCAACTACCTAGCTTTGCATGGATTTATTCTCCAAAACCTCCACTGCTATTCCCGGCTCTCGATGCAATGGTTAGGCATGACATTGCAAAGAGCAGCGGTTAACCAATCAAGCCGGGTTTTTATGCTACATTAGCTTAGTATGGTTAGAGCACTCGGCTCATATCCGAGCATACATTGGTTCAAATCCATTATGTAGCACCAAAATTGCAGCCGACCCGTTGACTGTCCGTCAAACTGAATGTAAAGGCTGCAATGGTTTTCTTCGGGCGAAGAATAGCACGGCTGGAAGTGCGAACAGTTTCCCAGTAGCTTCTGACAGGTCTGTGCTCAACAGCCTGTTTCCAGAAATCCAACGAAAGGAGCACAGATGGTAGCAAAAGTTAGATGCAAGCGTCCTCGAAAAGACGCAAACGGCAATCCGTGTGATTGCGGACGTTATCTTGGCGAAGTGGAAGGCAAGTTTTCCCTTCTGTGCCCTCTTTGCCATTGGATTACAATTGGAGATTCCAACCTTCCAAGGGAGACATGGGTTTCCGTACCAAAGTTTAAAAACTGAATAGCTTTTGAAGCGCAGTTGTAAGCGCAGTGAGATAGACCTTAACAGGTTTGTCTTGCTGCGCTTTTTATTTTGCCGGAAAGGAGGAACGCATGGCTGAGTATCAGATAGTCGTTGACGGCTTTTTGAATAATCCGCTGACCGGACGTAGACCGATTGAAACGCCGGAGACGGAAATCAATCGGGCAAACGTGCTGAAAGTGGTCATGGGCAAGGCAGAGCCTATTCATCTGCTGAACAAGAACGAGATTCGCTTTCTGCACAACTACTACTTGGGTAGCCAGCCTGTCCTCCACCGCACTAAGGAATACCACGCTGAAATCACCAACCGTATTGTAGAGAACCACGCCAATGAATGCGTGGGCTTCTACACAGGCTACATGAGTGGCACTCCTTGCTCTTATGTGCGGTCTGAAACGGCAACTGGTGACGGTGAGGAAATCGCCCGCCTGTCAAACGCCTTGCAGTATGAGGGCAAGGATGCGCTTGATCGGCGGCTCTGGCAGTGGATGTTGGAGTGCGGACAGGGATACCGCATTGTTCTTCCTGACAAGGGGTACAACGGCAACTACCCGGACGAAACGCCCCTGCTGGTGGACGTTCCCGACCCAGATATGGCGTATGTGATTTACAACTCTGGCATTGGTCACAAGCCCATTGCCAACGTGCTGCATATCCCACGCAATTATCAGAGCGACTTGAACGACCTCATTTGCGTGTATACGCCAAACCAGTACTTTGAAATCGACAACGGCAAGGCTACGAAATCGGAGAACCATTCTCTCGGAATGTTGCCGATGGTCGAATACAAGCTGAACCCGGAGCGGATGGGTCTGTTTGAACCGGCTATTCCTGTGTTGGATGCCATCAACGACCTTGAAAGCAACCGTTTGGACGGCGTGGCGCAGTTCATCCAGTCCATCATGGTGTTTACCAACTGCCTTGTGGACAAGGATGCGCTTGACCAAGTGAAAGAGCTTGGCGCAATGTGCCTGAAATCAACTTCTGGTCTGCCCGCTTCTGTTTCTCAGATTGCAAACGAGCTTGACCAGCAGCAGAGCCAGACCTTGCTTGATTCCATGTTAAACGTGTACCGCAGTCTGACTGCCATGCCCAGTGCTACTGGCAGCGAGAACGCAACGTCCGACAACGTGGGCGCAGTTATCGTCCGTAATGGCTGGAATCACACCGAAGCAAGGGCGCAGCAGTACGAGAATATGTTCAAGTATGCTGAGCGCCAAAGCTTGTCTGTAATGCTGAAAATTCTGCGTGATACGGCTGGTTCTAAGTTGATGGCAAGTGACATCAATATCAAGCTGCCACGCCGCCAGTACGATAACCAGCAGAGCAAGGTTCAGATTTTCGTACAGATGCTCGGTCAGACCATTGACCCGCAACTGGCGTTCACTACGCCCGGCCTGTTCCCCGACCCACAGGCTGCTTACGAAATGAGCAAGCCCTTCCTGATTGCCGCTGGCAAGCTGGGTGAGGATGGAAAAGCACCGAAACCGCAGGAACAACCTAAGCAGGGTGCTACCGAAACAAATGCCGGGAACATGGTAGACAAACAGTCTACCACTACTAATAAAGAAACAGAGGGCGAATAACCCTTTGCTATAAATACGGCAGGGAAGCCGGGATACAAATTTCGCAGCGTTGCAGGGAAGCAACGGTAAAAAAACGCAGGAGGAAATTAACGATATGAAACTCAATGTGTTGCTTGGTGATGCCTACAAAGAGGGCATGACCGCCGATGAAATCATTTCTGCGCTTGAAAAGGTTGCAGACCCTAGCGCAGAGGTTGAGAAGCTGCGCAACGCCGTGACGAAAGCCAATGGTGAAGCTGCTGAGTACAAAAAGCAGCTCAAGGCAAAGCGTACCGATGACGAGAATGCCGCACAGGAACAGGCCGATAAGCTGGCAGAGATGCAGAAGCAGATCGAAGCCTTGACTGCCGACAAGGAGAACCTCGTCAAGGAAAAGACCCTTGCATCTTACCGTGAGAAGTTCGTTGCACAGGGTTATGACGCTGAACTTGCTAACAAGGCTGCATCTGCACTGGCTGACGGTGACATGGACAAGGTATTTAAGTTCCAGTCGGAGTTTATGACTGCCCACGACACCGCATACAAGGCTTCTCTGCTAAAGGATATGCCCACACCTCCGGGTGCGGATGGCAATGGTGACGGCGCAGATAGCGCAGGTGTTTCCTTTGCTAAACGCTTTGCGAAGGAGCGTGCAGACGCAAACAAGGCATCAAGTGACGCAATGACTGCTTTCCATTAAGGAGGAAAACATGAAGTACACCAATACTCCGGTATCGGCTCCTGAAAGCACTATTCTGGCTGCTGATACCTACGTTGCCATTCCCTTTACCGTCAAGGAGACCAACGCTGTTCCGGCTGGTTATCCTATGGCAAAGACTGGCCTGAAAGCTGCTGCCACTACTGGCACCAGTGCTGCTGATGCGGCTACCGACGCCATTGGCATTCTGCTGCACACCGTTGACCCTGCCGTCAACCCCAATGGCGCACTGCTGATTCAGGGCGTTATTGATGTGGACAAGGCAAAGCTGTCCGGCTTTACCTATTCTGCAAACGATATTACCGCTCTGAAAAAGGCTGTTCCCGCCGTTTTCTGCCGTACCGATGTTGGCGCAAAGAGCGAGTAAGGAGGACTAAATTATGGCACTGAATCTGAATGAAATCTTCTCCCCTGCTGCGATTGCCGCCTACTGGACGAATGACCCGACCAATGCGCAGCCCTATGCTTCTGATGCTCTGTTCCCTGCCCGTAAGAAGGTCAGCATGGAACTGAAGTGGCTTCGCGGTCACAAGGGCGTTGGCGTTTCGCTGAAGCCTAGCGTATTTGACACTAAGGCTACGTTCCGTACTCGTAAAGGTATTCAGGTGACGGAGACCAATATGCCCTTCTTTCGTGAGGGTGTGCATATCGACGAGAGCGACCGCCGCAAGATCATTTCTGTTTTGGCTACCAATCAGGAGTTTGCAGCAGATGTTATCAATCGTGTCTACGACGATACTGCACAGCTTATCACTGGTGCTCGCATCGTTCCTGAGCGCATGGTATGGCAGCTTCTGGCTCCCAAGACTGGCAAGCCCGGTATCTCCATCGAATCCAACGGCGTGAGTTACGTCTACGATTACGACCCTGATGGCACTTGGCAGCAGTCCAATTACAAGGCTCTGACTACCAAGGAGAAGTGGGATGCTCCTACCACTGCAACCCCCATCGCCACGATGACTACTGCCGCAAACACTGTTCTTGCGAACACTGGCGAAGTCATTGCCGAAGCCTACATGAATACGAACACCTTCCACAAGATGATTGCTGCGGACGAGGTCAAAAACCGTTTCCTGACAGTTATGAAAACCACCACCGCCGTTCTTATCGATTCTGAGGCACGTTCTGTTGTCGAAAGCGCATCCGGCATCCGCATCCATCTGTACGACAAGATGTTCAAGCCGGAGGAGACCGCTGCTGCCGAAAAGTATCTGCCTGATGGCTATGTTGTGCTGGCTCCTTCTGGTTCTCTGGGCAATATGTACTACGTTGCGACCCCGGAAGAGGTTGACCTGATGGCTGGCATTTCCAACGCACAGGTCTCCGTTGTGAACACCGGCGTTGCCATTACTACGAAGCAGGAAGCCCATCCTGTCAGCACTGACATTATTGCTTCTGAAATCGTCCTGCCGTCCTTTGAGCGCATGGACGCTGTGTACTGCATCAAGGCTTATTAAGGCGAAAGGAGGAAAGCGGAATGGGAGACCAGTATTCCGAAGCGGCAGTCAAGCTTGGGCAGTACATTGCTCCTGCACTTGACCGTGAAATTACGGACGAGGACTACCCACTCTTCGACCTGCTGCTTGATTTCGCCAAAGACAAGATATTTGCGCAGGGCTACCCCTTCGGTAACAGACCGGACGAGTTGCCCTTGCAGTATCAGTCGTTGCAGATACGCATTGCAGCGGAACTGTACAACCACATCGGCGCAAACGGACAGACGAGCTACACCAACAACGGCATCACTCGTGTGTGGGAAAGCTCCGATGTGGCGCAGTCCCTGTTGAATGAAGTGGTTCCGAGAGTAGGTGTTATCGGCTGATGTTCAATGGAAGCCCGCTGGATAAACGCCCGCTGTGGTATTCAAACCCGGTCGGCGAGAAAACGCCTGTTGTGGACGAATGGGGCAACGAGACTGGCGAATCTGCATACGAATCGTGGAGCGAACCCGCAAAGCTGATGCTGAATGTCAGCCCTCCTACTGGTTCTGCGGAAGCAAACCCTTTTGGAGCGTTCACGGATTACAGCTACGTTGTCAGTTCGTCCAGCAAAAAGCGCAACACACCGCTTTATGAAGGCACGCGCGTCTGGTTTCAGACAGACGTTTCAAAGCCCTTCAATTACATTGTGGTCAAGGTCGCAGAGCATATCACGGATACGAAGTATGCGCTGAAAGAGGTGGCTGCAAGTGAAAATTAAAGTGAGGTTGAGTGATGCCGGGCTTCGTGATGCGGAACGTCAGATACAGAAGTACAAGACCACCCTGAACAAAAAGGCACAGGAGTTTGCAAAGGCGTTGGCTGATAAAGGACTTGATGTGGCAAAAGTTCGTTTTGCGAACGCACAGTATGCTGGTAGCAACGATGTTTCTTGCCATGTTGAGCAGAACGGAAACACCTGCACCATCATTGCAGAGGGCAAGGCAGTTGCCTTTATCGAGTTTGGCACTGGCGCACATCACAACGGATATGGCGGTGAGCTACCGCCCGGCGTTGGTGCACATGGTTCCTACGGCAAAGGGCAAGGCGCAAACCGCAGGTGGTATTACTACGGCGAATCCGGCAATGCCGGTACGCCTGTCAAACAGGTAGATGGTAAAGGCCAGTTGAATTACACCAGCGGCAACGAGCCAGCTATGGCTATGTGGGGAGCTGTTGAGGAAATGGCTTCTCAAGTCGAAGCAACGTGGAGGGAGGTTTGGAATAGTTGATCGATTATTTCAATTCTATCTTCACGGCTGTTGCTAAGGAGCTGCGAAAGCAAGCGCCCGGCATCTTCGTTACTGGTGAAATCAACGACAGCAACGTTAAGAAGTTTCCGTGTGTGCAGATAGAGGAAAACAGCAACCTTCCTGTGCACATTGATTCTGCTGGACACAGCAAGTACGCTGCCGTTTCCCTTCGTGTGCGGGTCTACTCCAATAAGAACACCGGGCGCATTGCAGAAGCACGCTCCATTGTTGGCATCGTGGATTCTGTTCTTGAACCGCTTAAATTTTATCGCAAATCGTTTGCCCCGTTGAATGGGCTGTACAACAATTCCGTCTATCGGATTGATTGCAGCTATGGGGCAACAATCGGAGAGGACGGAATGATTTACCGAAACTAAGGAGGTAAACATTCTATGAGTACTGCTATCTCCGGTCTGAATACCACCCTGTATTGTGGCGACAGCGCAACCGCTCTGACGAAACTGTGCGACATCAAGGATGTGCCCGACCTGATCTCTGAGCCAAACCTTCTGGATGCCACCACCCTGTCTGACCCCATGCAGGTCAACATCTTTGGCATCATCCAGAGCGACACCAAGTCTTTCACCGCTAACTACAACAAGGCTGACTATACGAAGGTCAAGGCCGCTGGCTATGATGAGACTTCCGAGAGCAACGCCGTGAAGTACTACGCCCTGAAGATGCAGGACGGCTCCGGCTTCACTTGGCAGGGTATGCATCAGGTTGGTCTGTCTGGCTTTGGCGTGGACGAGGTTGTGGAAATGACCATCAACTGCATCTTCACCAAGAAGCCTGAGTTTAGCGAGACCCTGACTGTTACTGGCGGCTAAACCGAAAAAATCGAATCAATCAAACCGGGCAGAACTGAACAACGGATTTGGTTCTGCCCCTATTTATAAAGGAGAGCATTTATTATGGCTACTAAGGTTATCAATTTTCATTCCCCCGATGGCAAGAACACTTATGAGCTGACTTTCACCCGTGATAGCGTGGAAGCTACCGAACGTGCAGGTTTTCAGATTGGTCAGTACACCCAGATGACCAATCTGCTGTCCAATTCTCGTGCCCTGTTCTACGGTGCTTTTATCGCGCGGAACAAGGGCATCAAGCGCAAGGTTGTGGACGAAATGTTCCAGCACATCGAGGATAAGGAAGACCTGATGGGCATTCTGCTTGAGATGTTCATGGATGCTTCTAAGTCTCTGCTGGCAACTGACACTGAGGACAAGACCGCAAAAAACGCAACGTGGGAGATTGTGTAACCGCACAATCTCAGGAATCAGACGGAGAGGGAGAATCGTTCTCCTTCTCTAAGCTGTTCCACGATGTAGAAGCCTATTACATCTCCATCGGTATGACCTACGAGCAGTTCTGGCACGGCGATGTTTGGCTGGCTAAGGTATACCGTGATGCAGAGGAGCTGCGAGAACGCAGAGCCAATGCAGAAGCATGGAGAAACGGTTTTTACATAGCATCTGCGCTTTCCTCTACGGTTGGCAATATGTTCCGAAAGAAAGGGTCTAAGCCCATCAAGTACATGGATAGACCGATTCCCCTTACCCAAAAGGAGAAAGACGAGTATGAATACCAACGCGCAGTTGAGGCGCAGGAGCGAATCAAGAGAATGATGTTCTCTATGATGGAAAGTGATGGTGGTAGTGATGGCTGATGTTGATATTACAAGCTTATCCGTAGAAATCTCTGCGGAATCCAGCGGTGCGGAGCTTAATATCGACAAGCTCGCTACCGCCATTTCTAATTTGCGGACAAAGGGCAACGTTACAAAGGTTGTGAACAGCCTTGACAAGCTGGCTAGTTCTATTGCAACGCTGAAACAGGCATCCGCTGGAATGTCCGGGCTGGACAAAATCACCAGCTTTTTGAATGGAATTTCCAACGTCAACACGACCGCAAGCGCAAAGAGCATCAACACGGTCGTAAATGCAATCAAGAAGATTCCTACGGCAGTCTCCGGCTTGAACGGCGTGGACTTCTACTCCATGTCTGGAAGCATTACTCAGCTCACCAACGCTTTGGCTCCGCTGTCTATTTTGGACGCATCAAACCTTAAAGCTCTTGGCAGCGCTTTCAATGCGATCGGAAAGGTTCCTGATCTGACCGACAAGCTGAAAGCGACTGACCTTGATTCTTTTGCAAGCTCTTGTCAGAAGATTTCTACTGCCCTTACTCCCCTTGTATCTCAGCTTGACAAGGTGGGCAACGCTTTTGCGAAGCTCCCGCCGCAGTTGAGCAAGGTGGTCACACAGGCAAACCGTGTGACTGCTGCCAACGAAAAGCAGCGCAAGAGCTATCTCAGCCTGTCCAATCAGATGAACGGCTTTATACGGAACATGGCAAAGCTGGTTTCGTTGAAAGCTATCGCTGAGTATCTTGGCAACGCTGTTGCGAAGTTTAATGATTTCTACGAAGCAACAGACCTGTTCCATAATGCTATGGGCAATTTGAGCGGTGAAGCTGATACGCTCATTGGCAAGATGCAGGGTTTGCTTGGCGTTGACCCGACCAAAGCGATGACCTACATGGCTACCATCCAGAGCTTGGGTACTTCGTTTGGTCTGACCAGCGACAAAGCATATATTCTGTCCAAGAATCTGACCCAGCTTGCCTATGACGAAGGTTCCTATTGGAACAAAAACGTTGCAGAGACCTTTACCGCAATGTCCTCCGCAATCTCTGGCGAGATTGAGCCTATTCGCCGTTTGGGCGTTGACCTGTCTCAGGCACGGTTGCAGCAGGAGCTTCTAGCCTTGGGCTTTAACAAGCAGGTTTCTAGTCTGTCTCAGGCGGATAAGGCGGTTCTGCGTTACATTGCCATTATGAAGCAGACTGCCAATGTGCAGGGCAACCTTGCACAGACCATCCAAAGCCCTGCGAACCAGATTAAGATTCTGAAAGCGCAGTTGGATATGTTGGCGAAGTCTGTTGGCTCTCTGCTCTACCCTGCCATGAAATCCATTCTTCCCCCGCTGATTGCGGCCGTCCAACTTATCCGAGAATTTGTCCAGTGGGTTGCAAAGCTGATGGGTGTGAAGGTCGTGTTTACTGATTTCACTAAAAGCGCTGACAGCGTTGGTGGCATCGGTGACGCAATGGATGACACGGCCGATTCGACAAAGAAAGCCGCCAAAGCCCTCAAGGACTACACGATGGGCTTTGATGAACTGAACATCATTGACCCCACACAGGGAAGTTCTGGTTCTGGCAGCGGCGCATCTGCTGGAAACATCTTGGGCGATGTAGACCTGTCCGGCTACGATATGTTCAAGCAGTACAATGAAGAGTTCGCAAAGCAGATCGATGCTATTAAGCAGAAAATCAAGGATATGCTCCCCATCATCGGCGCTGTCACTGCTGCGCTTGCATTGTGGAAAATTGTTGATTTTTTGACAGATGTTGCGACCGCAATCTCCAAAATGACTGACTTGCAAAAGCTGGCTCTTTCAATTGCGACTGTTGTTATTGAAGCTTCGTTGGTATTTAGCTTTGCCAAAGGTTACGCTTCTACTGGAAACCCTCTTGAGCTTTTAGGTGAAGTGGTGTCTGCTGCGTTTGGTTCTTTTGTTCTTTGGCGCACAATGGGCGCGGATGGCATTACGCTTGGCATGGGTATCGCTTTTGTGGCAAGCCTTGCAGGTCTTACTTATGCGCTTGGTACCGGCGAAGCCAATCTTGGCGATGCAAGCACATGGATTCAGGCTGCTTTAACAACGGCATTCGGCTCTATTACTGGTATCACACTACTTACCAATCTTGGGGTAGCCACTGGTACAGCCGCAACGCTTTCTATCGGTCTTGCAGGTCTTATTACCTTTGCGGGAATTACATTCTCTCTTGGCGAAAAGCTGAAAGAATTTCCGGTTCTTGACACCATCATTGCTGCTTTGATGGGAATTTTTGGCGGTGTTGCTGGTGCTGGCGTTGCATTGCTTGTTGGCGCAAGCCTTCCTGTTGCTGGAGCCGTTGCCGCTGCTGGTGTCGGTATTGGCCTTGTTCTTCACTGGGCTGGTATCAAATGGGGCGCTAAAGAGAGCGGTGAAAAAACAGATGCTGCTGCAGAAGCCGACATTAAAATGCATTATGTCGAAAATGTTTTTGAGCAGCGCATTGAAGCCATCAAGCAAATTATCGTTACCAAGTGGAATGCGGCCATTGATTTTATGACTTCTCTTCCCGGAAAGGTTGGAGATGTCATAAATAGCATTGGCGAGTGGTTCAGCTCTCTTCCTGAAAAAATCGGCTATGCCCTTGGATTTGCCGTCGGCAAAATCGGGGAGTGGGTTGGAAACATGGTCGTTACTGTAACAACCGAAGTTCCAAAAATCGTTTCGTCTGTTGTTAAGTTTTTTGAAGAACTGCCGGGAAATATTTGGACTGCAATTCTCAAAGCTCTTGACGTTATTTCTAAATGGCGGGAGCGCATGATAGCTTTCGTTGTTATTGAAGTTCCAAAAATCATTTCGTCTATTGTCGGTGAGTTCAAAAAGCTTCCTGACGAATTGAGAAAGCTTGGCAAATTCATCTGGGATGGCCTAATCAACGGCCTAAAAGATGCATGGAGTACCGTTACAAATGGTATTAAGAGCTTCACTGATGGTTTTGTCAATGGCTTCAAAGATGCGCTTGAAATTCATTCTCCTTCGCAAGTGTTTCACCAAATCGGCGTTTATGTCGATCAAGGCCTTGCAAACGGTATCACTGCAGCACTTCCTTATGTTGAACAAGCTATGACCAATCTGGCAAACGTTGTTCAACAGAAGGGCAACGAGATGATTGACTATGGCGCGACCACTGCAACGAATTTTGTTGATGGTTTCTTCAATGGTCTGGACAGCAAGTGGCAAGAACTTGATTCCGGCTTGCAGAATGACTTCTTCGGCACAGTGCAGAATCTTTGGAATGCTGTGCAGAACGGCGACTTAAAAACAATTGGTACAACTGCCGCTGCTATTATCTGGCAGGCGATGGGAGAAGGCAACCGAAATCAGGTAAAAGCATATGCGCAAAGCTTTATTTCCAACATTGCTGGAATTTTGAAGGATGCATCCAAAACCTTGTTTAACGAAGCGTTAAAAGTTGGCAAGGTTATCTGGAGCGGCATAACAAGCAATTTTGGAAAAATCGTAAAGAGCGTTTCCAATCTTGGAACTACGATTTCTACATCAATTAGCGCGTTGAAGGTGCCTTTAGCTACCACTGGCACTGCGATCAGTCAAGGCCTTTTCGGTGGTCTTGTAAGCTCTTTCCCTGAAATTTTTGCTGCAATGGGCGGCTTGATTGGAAGTGTTGGCTCTGCGTTTGTTGGCCTTCTTACTTCTATTGCCGGTGCGCTTTCGTCTACAGTTTTCGGCATTCCTGTAGCGCTTATTGTGGGCGCGGCCGCAATTGCCTTAGGCGCTGCGATTGCGGGCATTGTGAGCAATCTCGGTGGGAAATATTCAACTGACAATTCTTCTTACGTCGGAACCCCTGAATACGATGCTTCTACAGGTTCCACCACTTCTGCAAATGGATACTACAGCAATACATCATCCGGGGCAACAAGCTCTTCCGACCTGCAAGGCGCGGTTTACAACGGCTGCTATAATGCGTTTCTTGATATTTTCCAGCGCTATGGTGACGAAATTACCGGCGGCAAGGAAGTCAGGCTGTTCATTGACGGAAAGCAGATTACCGCTTCGGTTGAAAAGCAGCAGGCTGACCGCGGCGTGCAAATCATGGGGACGGAAGTGTATAGCTATTAAGGAAGGAACGGTGAATTATGCAAGCTCTTGTATCAGTGAACGGCGTAGATTTGCCAGAGCCTTCCTCTTATAGCGCAACGACTTCAACCATCGTTGATTCTGGCCGAAACGTGCAAGGCGAGGTTGTTGGCTCTGTGGTTCGACACGATGTTGCAAAAGTGGCTCTTAAGTGGAAATACCTTACCGCAAAACAATGGGCTTCCGTCATCGGCCCATTCACTACAAACTTTTATTGCACGGTACGATTTTACAATCAAGCAACAGCTTCTTATTCCACACGTCAGATGTATGTTTCCGATCGAACAGCCGGAATGTGGCGAAGGGGCCCAAACACCGGAAATGTGATGGGCTGGACGGATTGTTCTTTGAGCCTAGTTGAGGTCTAAAGGTGGTGATTTTATATGTCTGTAAAGCCGTCCGATAAGTGGCTTTCACAATATAATAATACGCTTGTACCCGAAACTTTTATTCAGATTACTTATCATGCAGCTGATGATGCGGCGCAAACGGACGCTATTGCAAGTTCAGGTTCGCAAACCGTGTTTAGTAATGCGGCATCCATCACTGACCTGGACATTTCCACTTCTGGAAATTACGCGACTGCTGAAACTAATTTTTGGGTTTTAGATGGAAGCTTTGATATCGTCCCGAATTCTGAACCGTATCAAGAATGCGGCTATGTAAGCGGTGAATGCGTATCAAGCTCCAATCATCCAACCATCACATTTTCTTTTAGTAAAATCCACGAAGAAAAAATACCGGGCCTGACAATCGTTTGGTCTGAAATTTTAAATGAATGGGCAAAATCATTTAAAGTTTCCGCTTACAAAGGAACCGCTCTTCTTTTGGAAAAGCAAATTGACAACAACGATTCCGCCGAAACTTCAATTGAATTTGAGATTTCCAATTATGATTTGGTTATTATTGAAATTCTTGAATGGTGTATTCCAAACCGAAGAGCTCGTATCTCGCAAGTGGAATTTGGACAACGTGTGAAATTTAGCAAAACAGATCTTCTGTCGTATTCCCATAAATCAAAGCGAGACCCAATTTCCGGTCAACTTTCCAAGGATTCAATTTCTTTTTCCGTTGATAACAGCGATCAAAAATGGAATCCTATCAACCCAGACGGTCTCTACAAGTATCTGTATGAACGCCAAGCTGTTTTTGTAAAGTATGGCATGGACTTGGACGGACAGACTGAATGGATTAACGGAGGTAAGTTTTACCTTTCTAGTTGGAGTATTCCTTCTAATGGCATTACTGCTTCCTTTGAAGCTCGCGATGCTTTGGCGTTTTTAATCGATTCGCTATACACCGGAAGGAAAAGCGGAACTTTATACGAAATGTGTTATGACGCTTTGGAACTTCTTGATGTTTCCGGTATCAGCTATTACATCAATGAATCTTTGAAGGATTATACAGCTGATTTTAGCAACGGAAATTCTTCGTATAAAAACGCTGATGTGCTACAGCTTTCTGCTAACGCAGCCGGTATGGCTTTGTATCAGACAAGAAACGGTGAGATTCGGATTGACCGGGTTCCGTACCTTCCTGAAAACAAGTCCGACATTTATGAAATCACTGAAATCAATGATTATCAGTATCCGGAAATCACTTTTTCTAATAAGTTAAAAAACATCTCTTACTCTCTAAATGGAGTTTCGTCATTGTATCCGAATGGTGCTACTGGCGATGGCGTTACGCAAAGTGTAAATAATGCACTTATCTCTTCTTCCATCGTCTCCCAGCCAAAGAATGTTCTAACTGAAAGTTATAAAGTACTTTCTAACCGTCGAAAAGCCACCCTGTCTTATCGTGCCAGCCCACACAACGACGCTCTTGATTTTGTCAAGCTCAATCATCAATTTGGATATTCTTCTAGCTTGTTGATCACGGACGTTTCTTACACGTTTAATGGCAGCTTCAAGGGCTCCGTTACCGGGTATATGATTGAAGATGTTGATTCGTTACAAATCGACGCTTCTGAGATTTACTTACATCCTTCCGACACGATTACGCTCACTGCGACGCTTACCCCCGCATCTGCCGATTCCCCTGTTATTGTTTGGAATGCATCTCCCGCTGGTATCGTTGAGCTGAATGTCATCAAGAACGAACGCGGCGTATCCGTCTGCAATGTTACGTATTTACACAGCGGAAATGCAACGATTACAGCTACAGTTGCGAGCCTTTCTGCTTCTTGCAACGCTACTACGATTGCGGACGAGATTTCTAACCTCAAAGAAGGCGATACTGTATACATCTCCGTCGCTGGCGTTTATACCGCTTTTCTTGTCTCAAAACATAATTACGAACCGGAATTAAATGGCAAAGGGAGAACTCTTCTTGCTCTTAAAGATGCGAAAACAGAAAACGTTGCGTGGGATAGTAAAATGACAACTCCCGCAGAGTATTCGACCAGTAGTATTGATGCCTTATTAAACGGAAACGTAAAGAATTCTTTTTCTGATTTTATGCAGAAAAAAATCGGCAAAACTACTTTTTATTATACCCCCGCGTTCAAAAAAAATAATTCTAACGAGTACGTGCCTTCTGCTGTGTCTACTTTATCTCGCAGTATATTTTTACCTTCCGCAAAAGAAATATACTACGGATTTCCAGATAACAGTAGTTCTATTAACGAAATTTGGGGTTATGGATGCAACGTAGAAGGAAGCCCGCTCCCTACAGCAAAAGAACTTTTGAGAAATCCTTTTTTTACCCTCGGAGACGATTACAGCCCGTATCAGCAGTGGACGAGAACTCCCGTTACACATCTTGAATATTTTGGCATGAATCCTTCTGTTGGGGATATCTATTATCGTTCTATTGTTTTTTCAGGGTATTGGGACAAAGCGCATCTTGGCAATTCTAGTGACAAAGAAGAATTATTTTTTTATGATTGTATCGGTTCTGGCAACGATGGCCGCAAGTGCTATCATTACATGTTTACCGTTCCGAGCAATTTGCCTATCGGGTATCAAAACAGAGTTGAGGAAGAATAATTTATGGCTCGTTGGATTACAGACCGAACGCAATCAGATGTTGACCGCGTGAAAGAAATTACCGCAAAGGCGAGAACAGGCACGTGGACAAAAGCCGAACAATCGGAATGGCTTGCCGGAATGAAGGGCGCTTTAAGCTATACGGATTTTAACCGCATTGAATCCGGCATTCAAGAGCTTGGCTCCATTGTTGGCGCGTCTGTTTCTGTTCGGACTGATTGGACAGTCGATGGATATATGAAAATCTCCGATGCAACACGTTGGCTTTCTAACATCAACTCCATTCGCACTAAATGCTCTGGCCCATCTGCTATTGCAGATACGCCAGAAAGCATGAATAAACTCGATTTTTCAAGGATGAATCAAATCGAGCAAATTTTGTTTGACATCGAAACGCTTGCTAAAACATACGTTACGTTTTCCGGTGAATACATGACAGGAGATGGACAATATGGTTTTTGAAGACCGTGTGGCGAAATATCCGGGTCGGTGGACAATGGTAAAGTCGGATGGAACATCCGAAATTGTCACTCTTATCCGAAATGACGAGCCAACAAAAGAAGGAACGCCAATCAATGCATCCACCTTAAACGAGCTGAGTACCGTTGCGGGCGCAATTAACGCAAAAGAAGAAGCCGTTTCGGCTGCATCTAGCGCAAATTCTGCCTCCATCATCGCAGCCCAAAGCGCACAGTCAGCGTCCGCAGACGCAAAGAGCGCGGGAAGCTCTGCCGCTTCTGCTAAAGCTGAAGCGGACAGGGCTGCGGCCATCGTAAGCACCGACAAGACGCTAAGCGTCGAGGGCGCTCCGGCTGACGCAAAGGCTGTTGGCGATGCGCTGAAAAACATAAAGCTTCCCGTTGCCACCGCCACCACGCTGGGCGGCGTGAAGGTGGGCAGCGGTCTGACGGTCGATGCGGACGGAACGCTTTCTGCGGGCAGCGCTTTGGCAGCCTACCCCGTTGGCAGTATTTTTCAAACAGTCAGTAGAACCAGTCCCGCAGTCCTGTTTGGCGGTACATGGCAGGAGATTGCGCAGAACCGGGTGCTGATGGGTGCGTCCTACGCCCACGCAGCGGGCACCACCGTGGAGGCCGG